ACAGAAACAACAAGCTGCTGCACAACAAGCGGCGCAGCAAAAAGCCCAAGACCCTGTATTCCAGATGCAGCAGCAAGAATTGCAGCTTAAAGTCGCTGAACAACAGCGTAAAGCTCAAAAAGACCAAACTGATGCTGCATTAGATGCGGCGAGACTTAATTTAGATGCTGACAAAGCAAATAACACTGCTACTATTGAAGCTACACGTATAGCTACACAAACAGAGCAAGCTAACGCAAAACAAGACTTGGATGAGGCCAAAGCCATATTAGACCTCGCCAAAGCGCAACAAACGCCTCCTAGGAGGTAAAAACAACCACAATCACAGGAGTTAGAACCCTATGAGAAATACAACGCGTGACCCTAAAAATATAAACAATGGGCAAGAATACTCAATTAGAGAGGTATATGTTGCAGCATTAAGAGCTATGTACTGCCTTTGCCATGATGCCGCAGTAGAGGAGCCTAACGAAGCTATGAAGTCCTCTCAAGCAGCGCTAAACCTAGCAAACGCGCTTGATCTCCTAGACAATTTAGGGAGATAAATTTAATGGCAAAAACCGTCTTTGACGTACTTGATGACAAACTTGCTGATCTACAGCAAAGCCAAGAAGAATTTCTTACTAGCGGGGGTGCAAAAGACTTCCCCTCCTATAGGGAATCGTGTGGGGCAATCCGAGGTCTAGCCGCCGCACGCAGAGAAGTACAAGACCTTTCGCGCAATCATTTGGAAGACGAAGATGACTGAAGTGGCAAAGCTTACCCCGCTGGAAGAAAAGCGGCGCAAACAGATAGAAGAGAAAGAGCAGGCAGAAGTGGTGTTGGACGCGCACGTCCCTAAACCCGTGGGATACCGCGTGCTTATTGCCCTCCCTACGATAGAAGACACGTTTGAAGGTGGTATCGCTAAGGCCAGCTCAACCATTAGAGAAGAGACTATCCTGACTATGGTGGGGGTGGTGGTCGATATGGGCGAGCAAGCCTATAACGACAAAGAGCGGTTTCCTTCTGGCCCGTGGTGTAAAGAGGGAGACTTTGTAATGTTCCGTGCTAACACAGGCACGCGCTTTAAAGTAGGCAACGAAGAGTACCGTTTGATGAACGATGACTCTATCGAGGCCGTTATTGACGATCCGAGTAAATTGACTCGCGCATAAGGACTAGACCATGCCAATACAACAAGTTGAGTTTGAGTTCCCTGATCCTGATAAGGAAGAGAACTTACAAGAAGTTGAAGTGCCCCAAGAAGAACCTAAAGCCGCAGAAATAGAGGTTGAAGGAGTCGAAGGGCGTGAAACTATAGAAAAACCTGCCGAGAAAGAAAAAGTTATACAGGCAGGAGAAGTAGAAATTGAGGTGGTGGATGACGTACCCCCGGAAGATCGTGGGCGTAAACCTTCTCCTCCCCCTGAAGAAGTTACCAATGAAGAGCTTGAGAACTATTCGGAGAAAGTTAAAAACCGGATCAAGCACTTTAGTAAGGGTTACCACGATGAGCGTAGGGCTAAAGAAGCCGCAGAGCGTGAGCGTGAAGCCCTTGAGCAGTACGCTAAAAATTTAATTGATGAAAATCAACAACTTAAAAGTAAGACAGATCAAAGCCATAATGCGTTAATTCAATCTGCTAGGAAGCAGGTTGAAGCTGAGTTGGATATGGCTAAGAGGCAGTACCGGCAAGCGTACGAATCAGGAGAACCTGATGCGGTACTAGAAGCGCAAACTATGTTGAATGCAGCCCAGATACGTATGGAGCGTGTTAATGGCTTAAAACCAAAAGAAACCGCAGAACAGCAAACAGCTTTACAACCCAAGCAAAATACTGTTCAATCACAACAACTTGCGCCCGAACCGCAACGTGACGTAAAGGCCGAATCTTGGAGGGATGAAAATCCGTGGTTTGGTTCTGATGACGAAATGACTGCGTTTGCGTTAGGATTGCATAACAAGTTAACAAAAGAGGGTGCAGACCCTCTATCTGATGAATACTACGAGAAGATAAATTCTCGTATGCGACAAGTATTCCCCGATCAATTCGATGATGGAATCGAAGACGAACCAGAGGTAGCACCCAAGCAAAAACCTAGCAATGTGGTGGCTCCCGCAACGCGGAGCACAGCGCCTAAGAAAATTAGGCTTACGCCGTCACAGATAGCTATTGCAAACAAACTTGGGGTTCCGTTGGAAATATACGCCAAACAGGCTGCTGAACTAGCGAGGAAACAAAATGGCTGAGAATAGACTTAAGCGAGACACGGAGACCCGTGAGAAAAATACCCGCAAGCAGGCGTGGAAAAGGCCAACAGTATTGCCTGATCCTACTCCTCAAGATGGGTATACGTTCCACTGGGTTCGTGTAAGCACTATGGGTCAACCTGATTCCACTAATGTTTCTTCTAAATTACGTGAAGGCTGGGAGCCTGTACGTGCAGAGGATCACCCCGAAATCTTTAGCGATGCCGTTGCTGACGCACGGTTCAAAGATAACGTCATCGTAGGTGGTCTAATGTTATGTAAAGCTCCCGATGAGCTTGTCCAAGAGCGAACTGAGTATTACGACCAATTAACGGAATCTCAGATGAACTCCGTGGACAATAACCTCATGCGCGAGAATGATCCTCGTATGCCTATATTTAATGATAGGAAATCGAAGGTTACTTTCGGCAGAGGAAACTAACTTTATTTTAGGAGTGTTTTATCATGGCTTATCCAACAGTCAGTGCACCCTACGGTTTTCACCCAGTTAACCGTGTAGACGGTATGCCTTATGCAGGACAGACTCGCCTTATTCCTATTGCGAGCACCTACAACGTGGCTATTTTCTACGGTGATCTGATTAAAATCGTAACGGCAGGCACATGTGAGAAATTCACTGGCACTACTACTGGCTCCCCTGCGGGTGTCTTTGTAGGTGTCCAGTACGTCAATGCTGAAGGCCAGTTCACACCGGCTCAGTATTACCCCGGCACTAGCGTCACTGAAGCTTATGCCGTTGTAGTTGACGACCCAATGGCGGCGTTTAAAGTAGCTGTAACGGACAATGCTAGCGCTATGTCTTCCGCAGCCCGTGCCGCCGTGGCATCAAACATGTCTGTAATACAAGGCACTGGAGATACCGCTACTGGTAACTCTGCTGTGTCCGTACTCGCAGGTTCGGAGAACACAACTGCTGCTCTCCCTATCCGAGTAATTGATGTTGTTGCAGAAACTTCAACCGCTGCTGATACTTATGTTGAGCTGATCGTTAAGATCAACCTGCATCAGTACACCAACACAACTGGCGTATAAGGAGGCTGACTAATGGCTATTTCAAGAGCGCAACTCCTTAAGGAGCTACTACCGGGCCTAAACGCCCTATTTGGCCTCGAATACGCTAAGTATGGCGATGAGGCTGCTGAAATCTTCGAGACTGAATCTTCGGAACGGTCTTTCGAGGAAGAAACCAAGTTGTCCGGTTTCAGTGCTGCACCTGTTAAAGGTGAGGGTTCTGCAATCTCTTATGACAACGCGCAAGAAGCTTGGACTGCTCGTTACACACACGAGACAGTCGCTATGGGCTTTTCGCTGACTGAGGAAGCAATCGAAGATAACCTCTACGATTCTCTTTCTTCTCGCTATACAAAGGCACTTGCCCGCGCTATGGCGTACACCAAGCAAACCAAAGGCGCTGCTATTCTTAACAACGCTTTTGCTGCCGGTACTACATATGGTGATGGACAGACTCTCTGTTCCACTGCTCACCCTCTAGTATCTGGTGGTACTAACTCAAACCGTCCTGCTGTTGCGGCTGACCTTAACGAAGCTTCTCTTGAAGCGGCTGTTATCCAGATCGCTGGTTGGACTGATGAGCGTGGTCTGCTTATCGCAGCTAAGCCTTCTAAGCTGGTTATCCCACCTGCGCTGCAATTCGTTGCAACACGTTTGTTGGATTCCGAGCTTCGTCCGGGCACAGCGGATAACGACATCAATGCCATGAACAACAACGGTACAATTCCGGGTGGTTACACAGTTAACAACTACCTGACTGATACCAATGCTTGGTTCTTGATGACCGACATCCCGAATGGCCTGAAGCACTTTGTCCGCTCTCCAATGCAAACCAGCATGGATGCAGACTTTGACACAGGTAACAGCCGATATAAGGCTCGTGAGCGATACAGCTTCGGCGTATCTGACCCACTGGGCATCTTCGGTTCACCCGGCGCTTAATAAGCAAAAGGTAGATGTGGGTAGATTGGGGGCTTCGGCCCCCTTTCTTTTGTTTGTACAAAACTAGTTTACGTGATATATACTAGAGTATACCGAGGTCATTCGGTGTATCTGACAGTCTCGGCTGACGACATGCAGACGGATACACCCCACAAATTAACTCGCATGTGAGGAATTAAAATGGGTACCACTACCTTTTCTGGCCCCGTCAAAGCGGGCACTATTTCAAATACTACCGGGACAACTCTCGGTGAAGACGTGAAAAACACGGGCCAAGTAACTATGGCTCAGACTTTTTCCACCGGAACTGCGCTTGCGGATGGAGCTTCTGCTGCGAATGACACTACTGTAGTTATTCCTGCTAACTCTCAAATTGTTGACATTGTAATAGACTGCCCTACAGCTATGGCGGGCGCTACAGCAGTGTTGAGTGTGGGAGATACTGTCGGTGGCAACGCTACGTTTATCAATACTTTTTCCATCACAGTCGCTTCTGGGGCAGGTCGAAAGTACCCTACAACTGAAGCTGGTGGTGCCCTTTCTTGGGCTGACATTGGGACTGCGGATAAAAAGCTGACTTGGACTACCACCGGAGCTACTACTGGCGGCGAAATCAGAGTAACTGTTCTGTATCAACAAAACATTAATCTCGCCTAAATTGGGTTATTAACCTTTAAACTAGGAGATTTAAATGGCTGATACAGTAACGACTCAAATAATCCAAGACGGCGCACGTCAAGCGATCATTAAAGTCAACACTGCTGTGGGTAACACCGATGTAGTAACGTCTACGATGGTGGATGTGTCTACGTTGAGTGCAGACCCTGTTAGCAGGAGAGCCTGCACTGGCGTTGTTTTGGCAAAACTTGTGTATGTAGGTGTTGGAGTGGGGGTCAAACTAGAATGGGATGCTACGGCTAATACCCTTATTTTTGATCTGCCAGTAAACTGGACGGAAGAGTACGATTTTTCTGACTTTACCGGGATACCCAACAACTCTGGTGCTGGCAAGACAGGGGACATAGTAGCGACTACTGTATCTCCTAGTGGTGGTGATACGTACTCTTTTATATTTACTTTAAATAAGCAATATGGCTAAGCAAGTAGACAAGAAGAAAATGGCTTGTAACAAGCCGCGTCGTACTCCTTCTCACCCCAAAAAGTCCCACATTGTGAAGGCTTGTGAGGGCGGGAAGGAGAAGATCATTCGTTTTGGAGAGCAGGGTGCCAGCACGGCTGGAAAGCCCAAGAAAGGTGAATCTGCGCGGATGAAGGCAAAGCGCAAATCGTTTAAATCTCGCCACGGTAAGAACATTGCCAAGGGCAAGATGAGCGCAGCTTATTGGGCTGATAAGGTTAAGTGGTAGGAGACCATTATGGCAGTAACTAGAGTACAGAACCCCCCACGAAAAACAACAAGACAAAAAATGCGGGAAGATACGAAAGCTGGGAAGCGTGAATCTAGCGATTCCATTCCGGGCCGTGGTAAAGATGCTACTCGTGCGGCTGTAGATAAGCGTAGGGCAGAAAGAAAAGGCTCTTATAAAACGAGAATGCTCGATCCTGCACCTATACCTATACCTGAACCGGCTGAACCTGCGGCCCGCCCGTCAAATATTAGGCCCGCCCGCCCGCAAGAAATGAAAAAAGGCGGTAAAGTTAAAAGAGACCGGCGTGACGGTATAGCGTTACGCGGTAAAACACGAGCGTAATGCCTAGCAAGTCTAAAAAGCAGCACAAGTTTATGGCGGCGGTGGCTAATAACCCCCAGTTCGCTAGACGTGCCGGTGTTCCACAGAGCGTGGGGCGTGAGTACATGAAGGCCGACAGAGGCCGTTCATTCAACGAAGGAGGTGATCTAGTGTCTAATTGCGGTACTAAGCGCATGAACGTGGGCGGCAAGCCCGGTTATCATCGTATGCCTGACGGCACCATGATGAAAGATTCTGAGCATCAGGGCATGAATTACGGCGGTAAAGTCAAGAAGATGAACAAAGGCGGTATGTGCCGTGGTAATGGTATCGCCCAGCGTGGTCAAGGTAGGATAAACCTCCGATGATGAAATGCAGAGGTATGGGCAAAATGCGGCCCGTAGCTTTAAAGAAAGGTGGATCAGTTAAAGACGAGTGCTACCGCAAGGTGAAGGCTCGGTACAAAGTGTTCCCCTCTGCTTACGCTTCTGGTGCCATAGCTAAGTGCCGTAAAGTCGGTGCTAAGAACTGGGGTAATAAGTCCAGTGGCCGTTCGTAAGACGAAAAAAGGCGCAGCGTTAAAACGCTGGTTTAAGGAAGATTGGAAAGACGTTCGCACGGGAAAAGCCTGCGGGCGGAAGAAGGGTGAAAAGAGGGGCACGCCTTACTGTAGACCCACCAAACGAGTTTCCAGTAAGACCCCTAAAACCTCTGGTGAGATGACTAAATCCGAGAAACGATCTCGGATAGCCCAGAAGAAACGGCTAGGTCAACCAGCAGGAGCGCCTAAGAGAGTCCAATCTTTGAAACGTAAGAAGAAGGTGGCGAAGAAAAAATAAATGGCTACTTCAGGTACAGCTACATTTAATATGGACTTCACCGAGATCGCTGAAGAAGCGTGGGAACGTGCTGGCCGTGAGATGCGTTCTGGTTATGACCTGCGTACTGCTCGTAGGTCTATGAATTTGTTGACTATTGAGTGGCAGAACCGTGGCATCAACATGTGGACTATCGAGGAAGGCACTGTCAACCTTGTGGAAGGGACGGCGACGTACGCTCTACCGGCAGACACCATTGATTTGCTTGAGCACGTTGTACGTACTGGTAGCGGTAATATTACTACTCAGTCTGATCTCAACATTACGCGCATAAGTGTATCTACTTACTCTAGTATCCCTAACAAACTTTCTCAGGGGCGCCCTATACAACTGTATATAGACAGAGGCCAAGCAAATCCCTCCGTTACTGTATGGCCCGTCCCAGATCAAGGCACCGCACTTGATCCTTACTATATTTTAAAATATTGGCGTATGCGGCGTATTGAGGACTCAGGAACGGGTGTTAACACCGCCGATGTAAACTTTAGATTCCTGCCCTGTTTAGTTGCAGGGCTTGCGTATTATATAGCGCAAAAAGACCCAGAGCTGATGCCCAGAATACCTATGCTACAAACGGAGTATGAAAGGCAGTTTGAGTTAGCGGCAGGGGAAGACAGAGAGAAAGCTTCTATTAGTTTAGTGCCCCGTAGTTATGGCGTGAGGTAGATATGAGTCAGAGATTTGCCTCGGCTCAAAACGCAATAGCGATATGCGATATTTGCGGGTTTCAGTACAAACTTAGAGAGCTTAGACAATTAATTGTAAAGGGGAACAAGACAAACTTAAAAGCTTGCCCCGAGTGTTGGAACCCAGATCAGCCGCAAAACAGGTTGGGAGAGTTTCCAGTAGATGATCCACAGGCAGTGCGCGATCCTAGATCAGACGCTGCGGAGCTTGCAGCTAGTAGAGCACACATACAGCCTATAAACCCCTCGTTAGTTTTAGGGTCAGGGCAGATAGGCCAAGTAACTATTTCAATCACTTAGAGGTTTGAAAATGAAAAGATCAAACAAAAAGGTGCCCAGTGTTATTGAACACCCCAACGAGCCTGTGGCTTACAAAGTGGACACTGTTAATCAACCGCCTAAAGACATGAAAACTAGTGGCGTTAAAATTCGTGGTACTGGTGCTGCTACTAAAGGCACAATGGCACGGGGGCCAATGGCGTAGTGAATTACACTGAGCTAAAAGCAAATGTAGAAGACATCTGCGAACAGACGTTCACGGCAGATCAACATGCTATGTTTGCAGAACAGGCCGAGCAGAAGATATACAGCACGGTACAGATTCCTGCGCTTCGTAAAAACCAGACAGGTAGTCTGACTACTGGAAACAAGTATCTGACAATGCCTACGGGTATGTTGTACGTGTTTTCTTTAGCGATTATTAGTGGAAACGACTACACCTACTTGTTAGATAAAGATTCTAACTTTATGCGTGAGGCTTATCCGAACCCTTCTACAACTGGCACGCCCAAGCATTACGCAATATTTGACCAGAACAGCTTTATCGTAGGGCCAACACCAGACGCTAACTACGCGGCTGAGATACATTTTGGCTACTACCCAGAGTCTATTGTTACTGCGGGAACTACTTGGCTCGGCGATGAGTTTGATTCTGCGTTGTTGAACGGTGCTCTGGTTGAAGCGATACGTTTTCAGAAAGGTGAACCTGACATGGTGGCCCTATACGAGAAGATGTATGTACAGGCTGTAGCCCTGCTGAAGAACCTCGGTGATGGCAAGCTTCGTGAGGATACTTACCGCTCTGGGCAGGTTAGGAGAGAAGTCGCTTGATCGGTTCAGAAAGTGTAGTAAAGGTAGGCAACGTCACAGTAAAGACAGTCTCCAACAGAGGGTTTACTCCCGAAGAGCTGGCTGAACAGGCGCTAGACAAGATTATTTATGTAGGAGGCAACTGCCATCCGGCCATACAGGAGCAGGCAGAGGCTTTCAAAAATCAAATTCGTGGTGTGTTAGTGGAAAGCATGAAACAAGCTATACGATCTGATCGCACTACTTTGGCAAACCAATTCCGCGCCGTTGGGCACCCGGAACTTGTAAAACTACTGGAGAGCTAATAATGGCTATTACCGTAACCACAGCGATGCCCACCAGCTTCAAAGTTGAGCTGTTAAAAGGGCTGCATGATTTTAGCAACGGCGCAGACGTTATGAAGATTGCCCTGCTGAAAGCGACTGCTTCAGGCACAGGCACCTATGGCGCTGCAAGCACTAACTACTCTGACATTACTGGCAACAGTGATGAGACTACAGGCACAGGCTATAGCGCGGGTGGTAATACCCTGACTAACGTAACGCCAACTGCTGACAGCACAACTGCAATTACTGACTTTGCTGACACTACTTGGTCTAGCGCGTCGTTCACTACTTGTGGCGCGATGATTTATAACACCACTAATTCTAACTCTGCCTGTGCGGTGTTGAGCTTTGGTGGAGATCAAACCGTTAGTTCTGGCGATTTCCAGATTCAGTTCCCTGCTGCTGCGGCTGCTACTGCGATTATTCGCATCGCCTAATAGGACTGCCTCATGGCTTACTCAGGGCCAACAAGCGGCTTTGGTGAACGAGGCTGGGGCGAAAACAGTTGGGGTGGTATAGGTACCATCCTAGACCTCGGGGCGACTTGGGGTAATAACGGCTGGGGCGAAGGTGCTTGGGGAGACAACGGTAATGTCTCTGTACAAGGCACTGGAGCAGTAGGAACAGTCTCTATCGCTGTATCGGAAAACATCATTCCGGTCGGTGTAGAAGGCACAGGTGCAATAGGCACCGTAGCAATAAACGTCGGAGACTCCGTAGTTGTAGACGGAGTAGAAGGCACCGGCGCTGTAGGCACCGTAGTAACGAACTACAGCAGCGTCCAGATACCCACAGGGGTGCAGGGCGTAGGCCAGATGGGTGGGTTTACAGTCATCGTTGATGACATTGTGGTGCCCATAGGTGTTGAAGGAACCGGTGCGGTAGGTACAGTTGGTGTATTCATTGCCGACATTGTTGTACCAGACGGTGTAAGTGCTACAGGTTCTGTAGGAGACGTAACAACTCAGGTGACCTTTGCGGTCTCTGGGGTAAGCGGAACCGGAGAGCTTGGCGACGAAGGCGATACTGTAGTTCCTGTATTCAACGGGGTTGCAGCAACCGGAGCCATAGGCACAGCAGTACCAGCCTACAACTGGACTGTTTATCCAACAGGAGTAAGCGGAACAGGTGCGATAGGTGAAGACGGCGCTACCGTAGTTCCAGTAATATCTGGGGTAGCAGCAACCGGTGCAATAGGCACTGTAGCGATTTCGGTAGACGATTCAATTATCCCCACGGGGGTAAGCGGGACAGGTGCAGTAGGTGACGTAAGTTTCTTTATATGGACTACAATAGACGATAGCCAAACACCTAACTGGACAGACGTAACAGATACACAGACGCCCGGATGGGTGGATATAGATAAAGCCGCCTAGGAGCTGACAAATGGCTACTTATGTAAACAATCTAAGACTCAAAGAAATTACCACGGGTGACGAAGACGGCACTTGGGGTACGAGTACAAATACCAACCTTGAGCTAATCACAGACGGGCTTAGTTACGGTACAAAGCAATTAGCAGCAGATGCTAACGAAACTTTCACGATGCCTGATGGCACTGCTGATGACAGCCGTTCTTTCTATCTGAAGATTACTTCTGCTGTTTCATTGACAGCCACTAGAGAGGTGACGCTGGGGCCAAACACTGTATCCAAAGTGTGGATGATCGAGAACGCTACTACCGGTAGCCAGATTATCACCATCAAACAGGGTTCAGGCGCTACCGTAGACGTAGCCAACGGCTCAAAAGTCATGGTGGTTACAGACGGTGCAGGTGCGGGGGCTGCGGTTCTTAACGCCAACCCAACGGAAGTTGGAGGCACAGTCACCAGCGTAAGCGGTACAGGCACAGTCAACGGTCTGACTCTTACAGGCACAGTCACTAGTTCAGGCAGCTTAACTCTCGGCGGTACACTGGCTAACGTAGACCTGACTTCTCAGGTGACCGGCACACTACCCACAGGCAACGGCGGTACAGGCTCTACCTCCACTACTTACTGTAGTTTGACTGCAAACGTCTCGGGCGTTCTTCCTTTCGCTAACGGCGGCTCGGGTGCGATTGTTCCTCTGCATAAAGGCACAAGCTACGCAGCGTCAAACAGAGACTATGTGGTAGCTACTGCTGGCGGGATCACTATTACTCTGCCTGCTTCTCCCAGTGCGGGCGACACGGTGGTTGTCAAAGATGGTACAGGAGCTGCGGCTACTACCAGTTTTACAGTCGCCAGAAACGGCGAGAACATTGCCTCAAGCGCAACTGACCTGACCTTTGACAAGAACTTTGCAGAGATCGTAATGACCTACGTCGATGCCACTATAGGATGGACTGTATAAATGAGTAATCTATCGGAGTTATTACCCTCCGGTGGAGGGCAGAACGTAGTTGAGTTCACGGCCAGCGGCACGGTGGCTTCTGGTAAGCCCGTTATTCTGAATGCTAATGGGACGGTTACTGAGGTTGCTGGAACAACTGTAAGTCAGGGCGCTGGTAGTAATGCTACGTTTGAATCAGCCAGTATTACCTATAGTGAAGTAGCTTATGACACGGCTAATAATAAATTTGTCTATATTTATTCTGACGCTGGTAATTCTTCATATGGCACAGCCGTTGTAGGTACGGTATCCGGTACGTCTATATCTTTTGGTAGTCCAGTTGTTTTTGAATCTGCTTTTGTTCGTTATACAGGTGTTGTTTATGACAGCAATTCAGGAAAAATTGTTATTGTTTATCAGGATCAAGCCAATACAGAAAAAGGAACAGCTATTGTAGGTACGGTGTCTGGAACATCTATTTCCTTCGGGTCTGCGGCTCTATTTAACAACGGAATCACTACGTGGATAAGCGCAGCATTTGATTCTACTAATAATAAGGTAGTTGTCGTTTACCAAGATGAATCTAATAGCAATCAAGGAACTGGAGTCGTTGGAACAGTATCTGGGACATCTATATCTTTTGGTTCAGAGGCAATATTTAACACAGGTACTTCAGGCTCTAACTATACTTCTACTACTTACGATAGCGGAAATGGAAAAATTGTTGTTGCTTTTCAAGACAAAAGTAATAGCAGTTATGGCACTGCGGCTGTAGGAACGGTGAGCGGTACAAGTATTTCTTGGGGAAGTAAGGTTGTATATCACAATGCGGGTTCTTGCGATGAAACAAGCATTGCGTATGACTCTGATTCTGGGAAAGTAATTGTAGCGTGTCGTTATGAAACTAATTTAGATCACGGCATTACTTATGTAGGAACTGTTTCTGGCACATCAATAAGTTTTGGGTCTCTAACTACTTTTAATTCGGGTACAACAAATGAAATGAAATTGGTGTATGACCCTAATGCACAGCTAATCACCGCTTTTTATAGAGACGGTTCTTCGTCATCATATCTAAAAGCAAATACAGGAACAGTGTCGGGCACATCAATTACTTGGGGTACAGAATTTGCATTAAAAAACTATATTGCTACATACATAGGAGCAGAATACGACCCTGACAGTAAACAAATAGGTGTTGGGTATAGAAATAATAGTATTGCAAATTATGGTTATGCTGTTATGTACCAAAATCCCTACACAAGCACAAACCTCACCGCCGCCTCCTTCATCGGCCTAGCCTCTGCTGCTATATCCGACACCGCATCTGGTGACATCAACGTCAAGGGTGGCATTAACGAAGCCCAGACAGGGCTGACTATTGGCTCTGACTACTACGTTCAGACAGACGGCACTCTTGCAACTACGGCGGATGACCCTTCAGTCAAAGTCGGCCAAGCAATCTCCGCAACCACAATTAACATGATGGATTTGACATGACGAATCTAACAGATTTATTACCTGCGGGTGCGGGTGGCAAGCAGGTTAGCTTCACGGCTAGTGGCACGCTTGCTAGTGGACAGGCGGTTGGCTTGAAGACTGACGGGACGGTCAGTGCCATTGTAGGTATTACAGGCGCGGAGGTGCAGTTTGAAGCGGGTGAAAGTGAGCGTATTAATTCAGCATTTGATCCAAACACAGGCAAAATCGTCGTTGCTTATACTGACAGAGGTGACAGCAACTTAGGCAAAGCCGTCGTAGGAACAGTAAGTGGGAACACTATAAGTTTTGGTAGTGCAACTACCTTCAGCGGTTCCTCAGATGGCCGGAGGGCGCGATGTGTCTATGACCCAAATGCCAATAAAATGGTTATTTTGTACTGGGATAACTTCAATAACAAAGGATACGCTATCGTAGGAACCGTGAGCGGGACATCAATAAGTTTTGGCACAGCACATGCATTTAACAACGCTGACGTTAGCAACATATCAGGAGCGTTCGACCCAGACACCAATAAAGTTATTGCCGTTTTTACGGATTCGGGTAATAGCTCTTACGGAACGGCTGTACCTTTAACCGTAAGTGGAACAAGTATAAGCGGAACGACAAAAACTGTTTTCAACAGCGCAAGTACGACTTATGTCGGAGCCGTTTATGATACCTTAGCTGACCGACTGCTTATTGCTTATGGTAATAATGGTGATTCTGGACACGGCTACGCCATAGCGGGTGCTTTGTCCGGTAGTTCTTATACCTTTGGTTCTGCTGTGGAGTTTGAAAACGCGCAAATTGAAGAGACAAACGCTGTGTTTGACGCGACTAACAATAAAACTCTTGTGGGGTATAAAGATCAAGGAAACTCAGGTGCTGTTACTGGTTGTGTTATTTCTTTAAGTGGCTCGACTGTAAGTGTCGGAACGCCTGTTGTAATAAGCACTAATATCGCAATTGATAAAATAAGTTTGGCTTATAATCCAGACACTGGAAAAATACTTGTGGTTTGGCGTGGCACTAATGGGTATGCCAACGAGGTTCAGATTAGCGGCACAAGTTTAACTGTCGGAAGCGATGCTCAGTGGATGTCCGGTTCAACTACATCTAGGTATCCATCCGTCTCTTATGATACTTCTGCGGATAAGTATGCAATATTTTTCTCTGACTTTGATGACAATACAGGAAACGGGTTTGTATATTTTGGAGGGCCAGAAAACACCGACTTCATAGGCATCTCAGACGCTGCCATCTCGGATACTGCTACAGGCTCGGTGACAATCAAAGGCGGTATATCTACCAACGTCACAGGACTAACGCCTAACCTGACCTACTACGTCCAATCAGACGGCAGCTTGTCCACGACATCCTCTAGCGTCACAGCCGGTAAAGCCCTGTCAGCTACCAGCATCAACTTGGATTACAGTTCATGAGTAATTTATCTGATCTATTACCAGCGGGTGCTGGAGCAAAGAGTGCTACGTTCACGGCTAGTGGGACATTGGCTACGGGTACGACTGTAGCATTGCAGAGTGACGGGACGGTTAAGGCTATAAGCGCAACGGGAACTTCTTATACCGAAACGCTTGGCTCTGATACCTCTATAGCTAATGTTGATTCTTCGCAGTTTTCGGCGGCTTATCATGTAGCTGGGGATAAGATAATCGTCGGTTATAGAAACGTAACAGATGTAAATGGATATTATGTAGTAGGTACAATATCTGGAAGTACAATTACATTTACTTCACCAATTAGTTTTTCAGCCACGAACACGACAGATGTTAATGTCACATACCACGAAGCGGGACAAGTAGTCGTTTTCAGTTATAAGAACGGTTTTAACGATGGCGTGGCAAGGGCTGCTAGCTTGTCAGGTACAACCCTGACTTTTGGTTCCGAGGTAGCATTCACCACAAACAACACAGATTATACTTCTGCTACTTATGACTCTGACCAAGAAAAAATAGTTGTATGTTATTCAGACTCTACCAATAGTGATTATTTAACTGGAGTCGCTCTCTCTGTATCAGGGACAGCAATTACAGCGGGTACCCCAGTTGTACTAGAAAGTCAGTTTGCAACATACATAAGCGTAGAATATCACAGAGCCAATACAGTTCATGTTGTTGCATATAAGAATCAAACTTCTGTGGATATGCGTGGCAGAGGCTTTACTGTCAGCGGCACTACTATTACTAACGGAAATCAGACTCAGATAGTAAGTGGCGATGGAAGGCCCGGATCGCCAAGAGGTCTGACCTACTATGCAGAAATAGAAAAACTATTGCTTGTATACCAAGACCAAACAAATGACTACGGTCGCATTATACCTTTGAACGCTACAACATCTGGCGGCGGCACGGTCACCAAAGGTACAGAAGAGTATTTTACTAGCGCAGCAATAACAGATGCTGAAAATTCTCTCGCTATAGAGCCTTTTACCGTCGCTTCTAAACTTGTCATAACTTACAAAAACTCTGGTGATTCATTCTTAGTTTCGGTGTCAGTAGATGCTAGTGAAAATATAACAGTAGATACTCCGATAACTTTGCAAAGTGGATCAGGCGGCTCTGAACAACAGACATTGGGTTACGATTCTGTAGCAGCGCAAATGGTTGTTGCTTACGCCGATAAAACGAATTCAGACTACGCGACAGCTAATCTTTATAACCCTGCGTATTTTGCAACAAACTCCGCCGACTTCGTAGGTATCACAGACGAAGCCATAGCCAACGCCGCAACAGGCTCCGTGGTCGTTGAAGGTGGGGTGATTACTAATAGTACATTGGTTCCTGATGTGCCTTCTGTTTCTGCCGGTTCGGTGGGTTTAACAAGTGATACTGGTCAGCATATGGGCGCAGCTTACGATGCGAGTGCGGATCGCGTTGTTGCGGCTTATCGAGACAACAACAATTCATTTTACGGAACTGCTGCGGTTGGTACTGTAAGTGGTACTTCCATATCTTTTGGCACCCCGGTTGTTTTTCAATCCGCTAATGTTAACCAATGCAAAGTAGCTTACGATTCAACGAACCAATTAACTTTTATTGCGTACAACAATAATAGTAGTAGCAGAGGCACAGCGCGATACGGCTCAGTTTCTGGTACAACAATAGATTTTTCAAGCTATAACCCTGTTCAATTTGATACGGACGCGGTTGTTGATTTAGCCGTTGTACATGATCCAAATGCCGGAAAAATGGTAATCGCTTACGCTGATGGTGGGAACAGCTATAAGGGAACTGCGATTGTAGGCTCGCTGTCCGGCACCACTTTAAGCTTTGGCACTGCCGTGGTTTATAACAGTGGTGGCGCCTCTAATAAAAACAGTATGGCTTATGACGCTAACGCACAGAAAGTTGTTATAAGTTATGGTGACGGAGGCAATTCAAATTATCCAACGTCTATCGTAGGCACGGTGAGCGGAACATCAATATCGTTTGGTTCGGAAACAGTAATTGCCAATGTGAGTGGCTCCTATACAGCAACTACTTACGATTCTGGAAATCAAAAAATTGTTGTTTCTTATCAAGACGGTTCAGACAGTAACGCCGGAAAAGCTGCTGTTGGAACAGTTTCTGGAACTAGTATTACCTTTGGTACGCCCGTTGCTTTTGCTGAAAGTTTAGCTGTAGGTGGGTGGCTGAGTTCAGCCTATGACAGCACCAACGGAGTCGTAGTTTTTAATTTCAAGAATTTCTCTGGAAATGCGGGAACGTGCTTACCGGCTGTTGTTGACGGCACGTCATTTTCGTATGGTTCTTCAGTGGTTTTTGAGTCGGGGTCCACGGAGTATACGAACACGGTATACGATACCACCGCACAAAAGTTTGTTGTGGTTTATAACGATGGCGGTGGGGGCGATCTAGGTTCAGCCGTAGTATTAAGTCCGAGCGTCACAACAGGTTTAACCACAGGCTCAACCTACTACGTCCAATCAGACGGCTCTCTTTCTACAACGTCTTCTAGTGTGACGGCTGGTAAGGCGCTTAGTTCAACAACTCTTCTACTGAAAGGATAGACAATGAAGACTATTATCGAAAACGGTACTAACTGCTCAAAGTATCTTTTTGCGGATGACAAGCAGGTAAATATTACTGGTACTCACATTGAGGTGGGCGATCCTGCAAACCTAGATTTTATCATCGGCGACCTAAACTCAAGCAACTCTACACTAATCGAAGGCGTAACTGAGCCAGATGATTGGTACGGCTGCAAGTATAGCTGTGCCGCTGATGGCACTTGGTCTTTAGTCGAAGGTTGGGTTGACCCGCGCATAGAAGAAGATGCTGCTTAGGGCAAGAGTATGACAAGTGGTTCACGTTTTTGTTTTGATAATGACTATAGGTGGCGTCGAGGTAGCTAACGATGACTGTCGTGAGGCTATGTGCTTCCGTAGTATCGACACCTGTAACGAGTTTGCCGCAAAACTAAGACGAAGAGGTTCACCCAGTACCTCTATAGGGATCACAGCGTACTGCAAGCCAATACTGGTAGACCCGACTCAAGACGGGGTGAAAGTCTACTAATGGCTATTGCAGAGATAGGAATGCTCATTGCTGGAGCCAGAAAGGCGGTACAGTTCTGCGAAGCGGTGGCCGAGGCAAACGGTGATTTTCAGCAGTGTGTAGGAAAGATTCAGACCTTCTTTAACTGTGCTGATGCCATTAGAGAGGCGGAAGTAAAAGCTGAGAGTGGAGATTACTTCTCTCGTAACAGCCCAGAGGCTGAAGCTCTACAAAATCTCAATGCTCGCTACCAAATGGAGCAGATGGAAAATCAGCTCCGCACGTTGATCGTGTGGAATATGTCTGAGCAGCACTACAAGGACATGATGCGCGACAGAAAGCGCATACGAGAAAGAAGGATGGCACTTGCAAGAGCTAAGGCCGCTAGGCGTAAGATGATGATCGACGGCACGTTTGTGCTGGGATGTGCGGCTTTTGCTATTGGCCTTATTGTGTATACAGCCGTTTTGATTATGGGATATGCGGAATAATGGAATATCAGTTGTTGTTTAACATAATTATGGCGGTGGCCGGATTCCTTGGTGGGGTGCTGGTCAATCGTCTGTTTGGCACGTTAGACAGGCTTGACCAAGACCTTAAACTTATACCTGAGAAATATGTTGCCAAGGATGACTACCGCGAGGACATCCGTGAAATCAAAGAGATGCTTGGTGCAATTTTTAAAAGACTAGAAAACAAGGCTGACAAATGAAACTTGATCCCGTACTGCTTAATATGGCCTGTAGCTGGGCTATGAAGGCTTACAATGACAAGAACAAAGACGCTATTAAAATCGAAAGTAAGTGGACATCTACTACAGTATATATAGCTAAGCGTAAGTCCATAGACATCATAGCCTTCAGGGGTACACAGCAGGGCAGGGATTGGTTAACAGATGCGCTCGTAGTCCCCGTGCCATACGCGGGTAGACTGTGCCACGGTGGATTTGCGATGGCCCACAGGTCAGTCTGGAAACAAGTTAAGAAACACATTGACCCCAAGAAACGCACCTTGATCTGCGGCCATAGCCTCGGCGGTGCGCTGGCAGAACTGTCTGCCTCTATGTTGAACGGTAAGCACGACAATATAAACTTAATTACCTTCGGTAAGCCGAACGTGTTTTTTAAGGGCTTCAAGAAGCCAATGACTCTTGATAATCAAATCTCCTGCGTGCAAGGCAGCGATATGGTGGCTAGAATCCCACGCTTTTGCTACGGCCCTTCAAGCTCGCAGACTATGCTGTACTTCAGCAATACCGGCCCTGACTACATAAATCCCAGCAAAGACACCAGAGTTGCTGATAGAGGGGATCTGAAAGACCGAATAGCTGACCACATGATGGACGGCTACAAGGATAGGCTAAAAGAGTTTCTGGATGAGCAAGAAGCACAAGCCAATAAAGTAGTGCAAATGGATAAGGACAAAAAACTAGCCCGTAAAGAACTGGAGGATATGGCGAATGAAATGTTTATTAAAGATTAGCTTTTTAGCTGTTTTCACTTTATCTAGCTGTACGTCTGTTGAACAAGTTATGGCAAATAAAGAAATATACTGTAACCAATTTTACAAGGGTGTTCGTGCTGTTGGGCGCGGTGCCCTGTCAGCAACTACTGGCGTTATAGTGCCTGACGTCTGTGACACCATAGATACAATTGTGGAAGCTGCGGAATGAAACTTGGTGGCCTGCTTAAATCTCTTGCACCTACTATAGCTAGTGCAGCGGGTGGCCCTATGGCTGGTATGGCTGTCAAGATGGCAGCTTCTAAGCTAGGCATACCAGACGCTACAGCAAACGAGATTGAAGACCTTATTGAGCGACAACCAGAAAAAGCTGTACTTCTCAAAGAAGCCGACAAAGACTTTGCTCACCGGCTGAAAGAGATGGAGATAGACCTTGAGTCATTTAAGGCCGAGGTTGATGACAGGAAAGATGCCAGAGCCAAGTTCTCTGGGGACATTACACCCAAAGTATTCTGCATACTGGCGTTGGTTTTGTACGGCGCCTATGTAATGACTGTGACCATACTGCCCCACGACCAAAATGACGAAACAATTATCAGCTTAGTATTGGGCCAGTTATCAGGCATTCTGGGCACCTGTGCCGCTTTTTTCTATGGCGGATCAAACGGTAAGAAGTAATATGGAAAAACTGTTAGAAATGCTTAGGCGTCATGAGGGTGAGGTCAAAACTAATGGCCGTCATGTGGCCTATAAGTGTCCCGAAGGATACTGGACGGTAGGTATTGGGCGTAATGTAGACCCAGAAAACGGTATCGGGCTGTCTGACGAAGAAGTAGATTTCCTCCTAGAAAACGATATTGCCAGAGTAATCAAGGAGTTAGCTACAGAATACTCGTGGTTTAACGGTCTTGATGATGTCCGAAAAGATGCTATGATTGACATTAGTTTTAACCTCGGAGCTACGCGTTTACGTGGCTTTCGACGCGCATTAACCGCTATGGAAGCGGGAAACTACACAGAAGCCTCCACAGAGTTCTTGGACTCTAGGTGGGCAAAACAAGTTGGTGGCCGTGCTTTAGAGCTGACCGACATGATTGCTAGTGGTGAGTACGCGGATTGAGGTTTAAATGGCAGTTAGAAAATTACAATTCAAGCCGGGTGTAAACAGAGAAACTACCCGGTATGCCGCCGAAGGTCAGTGGTACGAGACCGACAAGGTACGCTTCAGACGTGGCCTACCCCAGAAAATAGGCGGGTGGGAGCAGCTTTCTGCTAATACTTACCTAGGTGTAGCCCGGTCACTATTCAACTGGGCCACGCTGTCCGGACAAAACCTCGTAGCTGCTGGTACCAACCTCAAATACTACATAGAACGAGGTGGGGCTTACTTCGATGTTACCCCTATTAGAGCAACCACAGCAGCGGGCGATGTTACGTTTGCAGCCGTAAACGGCGATGCCACACTTACCGTATCTGATACAGCCCACGGCGCTCTCCAGAATGACTTTGTGACCTATTCTGGTGCTGTTTCGCTAGGCGGCAATATTACGGCTGACGTGCTCAATCAGGAGTACCAGATAGCTACCATAATTAACGAAAACTCTTACACAATTGAGGCCAAGGACACTAGCGGTAATGAGGTTCTGGCTGACGCATCAGATACAGGCAACGGTGGAGCTTCTGTCGTAGGTGCCTACCAGATCAATACAGGTAATGAGATTGAAGTGCCGTTCTCTGGTTGGGGTGCGGGGCGTTGGGGGTCTGGGACGTGGGGTACAGGTGGTACAACACTGGCTCCTATGCGTATCTGGAGCCAATCTAACTTTGGTGAGGACTTATTCTTTGCCCACCGTGGTGGGGTACCACTGTACTGGGATGCAAGCTCTGGGGTCGGCACACGGGGCGTATACGTCAGTTCCTTGGGTGGAGCGTCTGATGTACCTACTACAGTAAATTTAGCGTTTGTATCAGATATATTCCGCTTTGCGTTCTGTTTTGGGGCTAATGACATAGGCACCTCTACACTTGACCCTATGTTAATTCGTTGGTCTGACCAAGAGGACGTGGCTAACTGGACACCTGCCGCGACTAACCAAGCGGGTAGTTTACGGCTATCAGACGGTACAGAAATCGTTGATGCTATCCAAGCACGACAGGAAATATTAGTCTGGTCAGATGCAGCCCTGTACGGCCTACAGTATCTGGGTGCTCCAGAGGTATGGGGAGCGCAGCTTCTAGGTTCAAACATCACCATAGCCAGCCCGAATGCGGCTGTGTACTCAAACAATATTGCTTATTGGATGGGTCTGAACACGTTCTACTACTATGATGGTACGGTTAAAACACTACCTTGTGACGTGCGTAGTTATATATTTGATGACTTTAACCAAGGCCAAGCAGATCAAATAGTCTGTGGTTCTAACGAGCAGTTTGATGAGATATGGTGGTTCTACTGCTCTGCTGAAGCCACACAGAATGACCGCTACGTAGTCTACAACTACGTCGAAAACGTCTGGTACTACGGTGATTTGTCTCGCTCAGCGTGGCTCGATGCTGATTTACGTGATTTTCCTATAGCTGCTACTTTTGGTAACAAACTGGTTAACCACGAGAAAGGTGTGGATGATAACGAGACCGGCACGCCTACAGCATTTACAGCAAATATTACCTCAGCACAGTTCGATCTGGACGATGGCGACCGGTTTATGCTGATTAACCGCATGTTGCCTGATATGACGTTTGACGGCTCTACAGCGGATTCTCCTGCGGCTACCATGACTCTGAACCCCTTGGAGAACTCAGGCTCTGGGCGGTATGACCCAGCATCGGTCGGGGGTAACAGCAGTGCAACGGTTACCAGAACAGCTACAGTGCCTGTAGAGGCATTTACAGGGCAGGTATATACACGGGTACGGGGTCGGCAGATGTCGATCAAGATTGAGTCTACAGAGCTAGGAGTAACGTGGAAACTGGGCGCACCTAGGATGGATATGCGGCCTGACGGCAGGAGAGGCTAGTGGCTAAACGCCTTATAAGTAAGGTAAAGAATCCTGCCTTACCCATACCGCCAACGGGAACTACACTGCGAAGATATTTAGATGACCTAAATAATATTTTGCGTTTGTTTTTCAACAGGTTAGCAAACAGTGTAAACTTGATAACCGGTGAATTTGGCGGTCAGTTTATAGAGTCTCCGAACGGTAAGTTCTTTTCTACTACCGATCAGACCGCGGCCTCCGTCAATACAGCATATGCGTTGGAGTTTGAGAATACGTATTTAGGAGAAGCAATAAGCGTAGAGGGTACGCCTAAAACCAGAATAACCCCAATATACTCAGGGGTTTACAATTTTGAGCTTTCCATAGAACTTACTAGCACTAATGCCAGCTCTAAAGAGTTGTCTTTCTGGGTGCGAAGAGCTGGAGTAGACGTAGCTACTACTGCCAGACAGCATGTTGTAGCAGGTTCTGGCGGCGTAGATGACTTTGAATACAGCTTTACGATTGACGTACAAGCAGGGCAGTACATAGAACTTATGTGGGCAACAACCGGTACAACTATAGTTATTGACTCTCAACCAGCAGTTAGCCCCCGCCCTGCCATACCGTCTACGCTAGTAACCGTAATTTTTGTTTCAGCACTGCCTGAAACACTGCCGACACCGTAGGTGGGATATGAGTGATAAAGTAAAAAAGTTTGATGCAGGCGGTAGCATCCTTGACCAGTCAAACATAGCCGGTCAAATATTTGCCCAGCAACCCTCTGGTATAGGTTCAGCAGGCACTCCGCTCGATCTAAGCAGTATTCAGCAAAGCTATGCCAGTACGTTCCCTATGGACTTGGACTACATGGACATGCTGGAGGAGGCTGCGGATAGGGCTGATCCTGATTTAGTTGCGAAGTTTGAAAAGGAACAAGAAGCCCAAAATTTTCAAAAAGCGCAAGAAGATGCTGCTCAAACGTATGCCGAATTAGTGCTGGGAAAACAACCTACAACAGCAGAAGAATTTGCGGCCATAAAGAAAGCAAAACAAGCCTTAATAGATTTAAACGTAAGTAGAGAACAAATAGAAGCGGCAACAGTTACTGATGTTTTCGGTTTTGAAAAAAATGTAGACGCTTCAAAAGGTATTGAAGGTGTCATGGGGCCGTCTATCGGTGGTGCTTTTAAGCAAGGTTATGAAAATCTAATAGACTTATACGGCACTGGGGCTTTGCAGGCTCTCGGGTCTGTGATTGAGCTTGCTGGTGGCGATAAAGACTTAGCCCTTGCAGACACCAAAGTAGGGGTTAACCCGACAGGGCCGGGCGTCAGTTATATATTTGGTGACGATGGCAAAGTTAGGACAACTCCTTTAGGGCAAACACAGACAGGAACTCCCGTAGTTCTTACTGGCCCTATAGGTGCAGCAGGGGCTGTTGTCGGAGACATTTTAAGAGGGGATGTAGATATATTTGGTATCCCCGGAGCAGTTGTAGGGGCTGTAGGAGGCCCAGCAGGTGCAGTTAAAACGGCTGCTAATGCCGGTGTTCTGGGTCTGGGAGACGATAGCAGGGAAGAAGGTGGGGACGTATTCTTAGACGAAGAAGCTATTATTGCAAGTATTCTTAACGACGATGGCTCAGACGACCCAAAAATAGGAGACCCTAATGGAGATAGCAATAGCAGTGGGAATAATACTGTCGGTAGTGGTGGTGATCCAAACACTTTAGAGGTACTTACGGATTCTCAACCTAAATTTACTCCGGTGGATATAGCAGTAGGTAGTGTTGACTCCGATACTCCCACAATAAGAGCTGGGGGAAGGGACATAGTAGGAAGTAGTGTTGACTCCGATACCCCCGCAATAAAAACTGGGGGGAGGGACATAGTAGGAGGCACGCTAAGCGACGACGAAATAGATAAAATACTAGCAGGTGGAATGCCCGCAGTTGCCGGTGGGTACGACGACCCTAGCACAACGCCCTCAATTAAAACCGGAGCAGCTCCTGTTGAAAGTGGCGATGCTGGTGGAGGCGGTGGAGGCGGTGGTGGAGGTGGCGGCACTACAGCCCCATCAAGTGGTATTCGTACAGTATCTGGTGGCCCCGGCCCCAGTGTGGACATCAACTATCTATATGACTTTGCAAGAGGCTTAGAGCAACCTTTTCAAGCTACAGAAGAAGAGGAAGAAGACATAGTAAGAGTCGCAGAGGGTGGTATGATAGGCGGTACAGACGATTTTGAGAGAATACTTCGTATATTACGAGGCGGATAACATGGCGACTAAAGCACAACCATCGGGCAATATATTTGGTTTAAGCCCCCAAACACTCGGCATTCTAGGTGCCGGACTCGGTGGAATACTGGGGGCAACGGGTGGAAAAGGGCAAACTAGCGGTACACAAGGCTATACGGGCGGTATTCCTGATTATACAGCTACTCGCACGCTTGTACCCGGCGCTTTTGATTCTACAGGCAGACGGCCCGGCGAAGCCGGTAGACGGTATTTCACGGATGTAGATTTTACGCGTGGCCCCGATAACGCCATATTAGGCGGTGCAGAGATAGCTGCTATGAACCAAGCCGCCCTAGAGCAACAGCAAGCCTATGAAGCTGCTGGTCAAGAACTACTGGGGCTTGCAGCACAACCAGCAGCACAACCAGCAGCACAACCAGCAGCACAACCAGCAGCACAACCAGCAGCACAACCAGCAGATACAACAACAGCTAATCTTATTGACACTTTAGGGCAAGAAGGTATAGCTAATCTTCTTTCCAACATAACCGGTATATTTGGCGGCGGTGCAGGTGCTACACCAACAGCGGTAGATGCGGTAGATGCGGTAGATGTGCTAACAGACTCTACATCAGCAGATACAACAACTACAGCAGCAGATACAACTACAACAGGTTTATTAGAAGGTTCGGAAGAAGACATAAATGCAAAAGTCGAAAACAAAATTTACGATAAGTTTGTCTCTGGTTTTTACAACAAAGAACTCACTAAAGATAATTTGTTAAGCCTAGCAAACAGTGGATATGACATAAGTAGGCTTGCAGATACGCTTAGTGTAGACGCCGACGCACTAAGTAATGCTATAAGTGCCGCGCAGACTCAAAGTATTTTAAACTCTGTTGACCCATCGGATGGTTTTTCTAAAGAAGAGGCAGACAGCGTAGCTAATTTAATACTTGGGGGGCAAACAGGCATAGGTAACGTAGCGGAACAATATGGCCTAGACGATATGGATGTAATAGCAGGGTTATTTAAGGGTGGATATGAAGCTCCCGCAGAAATAATAGAACGTATAGCGGCAAATAACCCCGGACTTACCGAAGTACAACTCATGGAAAATTTGCTAGCGCAGGGCCGTGCAACACCAGAAGAAATAGCGGCTTACTACAGCGATAACGCCGCCTATCCTCAATACGCAGGGATTACAGCCGCTGATATTCGAGCTTATGCGAAAGAGCGAGGGATTGAAGGGTTCGCAGCAGGTGGTATGGCTTCTTTAGACGGCATGGGACAAGGCTACTACTTAGGTGGCCCTACTGATGGGATGGCTGATCTGGTGCCTGCAACAATAGACGGAGCACAACCGGCTGCTTTGAGTGACGGTGAATTTGTAGTACCCGCTGATGTGGTAAGTCATTTAGGTAATGGCAACTCAGATGCAGGGGCAAAACAATTATATTCAATGATGGATAGGGTGCGGACAGAACGTACTGGGACTACCAAACAAGGCCCAGAGATCAACCCTACCAAGATGATGCCAGCATAGGAAAACATAAATGAGTAATGGACTGTTAGGCCAATCTAGTTCTTTATCCCCTTATGCAGGGCCGTATGTAACTGAGATGCTCGGGCGCGGGGCAGCTCTTGCTTCTATGCCTTATCAGGCTTACATGGGGCCGCTTTCTGCCGGAGAATCACAACTACAGCAACAAGCATTTAGCGGACTTGGTTCTTTGGCTATGCCCGGTGCTAGTGCCGCAGGGTCTTTTACAGGTGCAGCTTACCAGCCGCTTAGCCCGGAACAGATTGCGGGTGGTGAAACACCACAGCCGTTTGCGGAAGGAGCGACTAGCCCCGTACAGGCGTACATGAACCCATACCTGCAATCTGCATTACAGCCTCAGTATGATGCAGCACAAAGACAGGCTGATATTGCACAACAAAACTTGCAAAGTCAGTACGCTAAAGCCGGGGCTTACGGTGGTTCACGCCAAGGTGTAGCTGAAGCAGAGCTGCAACGTGGCCTTTTAGATCGCATGGCGGGCATCACAGGTCAAGGTTACTCACAAGCCTATGACAAGGCGGCTGACTTGTTTAATCGTGAGCAAGATTATGGGTTAAGAGCGCTTGAAGCGCAGCGTGCAGGTGGTGCACAGCAGCGTGCCATAGAGCAGCAAGGCATTGGTGCAGACATTGCCCAGTTTAGAGAAGAACGGGACTACCCGTACAAACAAGCACAGTACATGCAGTCATTATTACAGGGACTGCCAATATCTACACAAAGCTATCAGTATGCTGAACCCAGCGGTACAAGCCAGTTTATGAGCGGTGCGGGTGGTATTTTAGGTCTACTCGATACTATGGGTCTGTTTGATTAGGGGTTAACAATGGCTGGTATAGACACAGAATTAAGAATGAGAGAAATGGCTGCTGGCGGTAATCCTCAAGCAGCACAGCAAAGGTACGCGCAAAGCAAAAGTCTTATGGACTTACTTGTTGCTCAAAAAGTGAGCAATGATTACGCGTCAGCACGAAATGCTATGCAAGCGGCTACACAAGCCCCGGCAGGTACAGTTAGAGATCAACTGGACATGTCTAACGCACAAGTTACCAAGAATGACATGATGCGTTCAGTAATGCCGGGAGTACAGATGAAAGCTGCCCGTGATTCACAGGCTATGCAACGCCAAGCTATGGGCATCCCTACACAACCCGCACCCAATATTCGTATGCGCGATGGCGGTATTGTGGGTTATGAAGACGGTGGGATTATCCAACGGATAATGGATTTTTTCCGACGGGATATGCAACCTATAACTGAAGAGCAGTTAAACGAAGCAGACAGGATGGATTTAACAGGCACGTTTACTCCCAGAATGATGGAGGAGAGAAACGCAGCTATCGATGCGCGAACTCGTGCCCCTATGCCTCGCCCCGATGATAGAGCACCAAGAGCGGCTGTATCTGGGCCTCCTACCCGTGCTGAGAAGTTTGCTCAAATGTTTCCTAAAGCACGCGAGTACGTCAATCGAGGCGACGGTAGTGCTATGGGCGGTCTGCAATACCTACAGATGGTAGGCAGAATGCAAGAAGCCGCTAAACAAGAAGAGGCACAAAACGCTGCAAACTACATAAAGATGTTAGCGCGGTCTCAGGACATGATAGACGAAGCTAACCCTGCTAACACTCTACCGCCCGAGGTTACGTTGTTTAAAGAGGGGGGAGATGTAGAAGAAGGTTTTCTCAAACAGAAATCAGATGAATTCGTTGAGTACGTTAAAGAAAACCCTCTTGAAGCATTAGGTTACGCTGCTATGTTACTACCAGTAGGAGGCAGCGCGATCGCAGGAGCTAGAGGGTTGGCTGGGTTAGCCTCTAGGTTTGGCCCCAGAGCCTTGTCTGCATTACAAGGTGCAGGACGAGCTACAGCATCCGGAGCCAGAAGAGCAGGACAAGCTACTTACAGTAGACCTCTTACTTCAGGTTATGGGAGTGCAGTTAGGAACCCTAGAACTGGCCGTATGATGTCTGCTAGCGACGCAAGACAGGCAGGCGTCCCGTTGAATCGTCGGTTCTCTCCTGCCCGCACTGGCACCACCGTTGGAACCGCTGCATTTTTAGCAGATGCAATACTCAACGGAGAAGACCCAGCAGAAGCACTTGCTGGCACAGGCGTAACTAAAGAGCAGTATGACGCAGCCACTGCTGGGCCAGCTAGACCAAAAGACGAGCAGAAGTTTATTACTGACCCCACGTTGGGGGATGTTTTGCGACAACTACAAACTGGCCCTGTACGGCCTGAAGAGCCAGAAGAAAAGAAAGGTCTTTTCGACAACGTAGATATTGGTCGCTTACAGGCTTTCCTAGCTGGTGGTGCTGGACAAACAAGTACCGCAGGCGCGTTAGGTGGTGGACTCAGAGGTCTAATGGGTGAAGACCAACGCCGCGAAACTCTAGCCTCTAAAGAAGCAATGGAAGCTGCTAAGATCGCCAGCCAACGGTACGGTTCTCAACTAGACTATGAAGCAGCCATGGCAAGGCTTGGACAAAGCGAACGGGAGTCTATACGCACTGCTCAAACCGCTCTTATAAAAGAACAAATGGGCGCTTCAGCATCCGCAGCAAAAGAGATTCTAAGTGAGATACAAGATAAAGACCCGTTGTATTACGAGCAATCTATGCAAATCATGGATGAGTACAGAGACCAACCTGAAACGGCAGGTAGATTATTAAATGCTCTCTTAGAAGATCGTCTTTCTGCCAATATGGATATAGTAGCAAGTGTGATGGGTGGAGGAGGCGGGCTAGACTTACCTGATTTGGGTACTGACGAAGAAGATTAAGCGATGCCCTTAGCCAAGACGCGTGACCCATCTGGGGAAGAGTTTCAGTATTATGTACCTAAAGGCACAACTTCAGAAGAACGGAAAGCCCTAGCTAGAGCCGCCTACTTCAAAAGACGCCAAGGTATAGACGTAACTCAACCCCCGCTCCCGCCTGAAAGTACTGTGGGTGGGGAGCTTATGCGTGGCGCAGAATCACTCGCGTCGGCTTTACGCACTACTGCTGGAGCCGTACTGGGTGACGAAGAAGCAGCGGCCCTTGCTGCACTAGAGCGTAGTGAAGACATTGGGCAAAAATACGGCGAAGGCCCATCTTTCCAAGCTGTGCGTGAGGCTGAAGGTGTTCTACCTACTATCAGCACCGCGCTAGGACAGATACCACGGGCTTTAGCGGGGCAAGGTGCCCAGTTAGGCGCTACCGCAGCAGGTGCAGCTACAGGTGCTAGACTAGGTGCTCGATTCGGCCCAACAGGTGCAGTCGTAGGCGGTGGTCTAGGCGCACTAACTTCCCTCATACCGCAATTTGCTGGCTACAACATTGAACGTCAGGCTGAAGCAGACATAGCCGAGGGGCGTCCTGTAGACATTGATACAGGGAAAGCACTAGGAACTGCTGCACTACAGGCTGTGCCGGAACTAGCAGGGCAGTACTTTATATTAGGCCGAGGCGTCATCAACAAGATACTCAAAGGGGGCCTTGGTGATACGACTGAAGCTGTAGCTAGGGGCAACGCAGAGAAGCTCATACAGACAGCACGGGAAAAATTACTCCCAAGCCTTAAAAAAGGCGAACGTGGTGTAGGTGCTATAGGTCGTGGTATCGCTACCGGTGCTGCTGCGGAGATACCTACAGAAGTAGCACAACAAGTTCTGGAAAGAGCACAAGCTGGTCTGGATGTACTGTCTGAAGAAGCCTTAGCAGAATACGGCGAAGCTGCGTATCTGGCAGCAACGATAGGCGGCACTCTTGGCCCCATCGGTACTATATCTGGTCGAAGTGCCGCAAGGCGGCAGCGTGAAGAACTAGCGGCTCGTACAGGGGAAGTACCCACTGAACCAACAGTAGAACCAGAAGCAGAAGTTGTAGAGATAGTTGAGGAAGCCCCCGCTGAACCCCCTGCTGCACCACCAATAGAAACAGAAGTTGATCTTACTGAGTTAGGAGAAGCCTCTGCTGACATAGACGCAGACGCTATTCAACAGCAAACTCTTCTTGCAGAAGAGCAAAGGCAATTAACCGCCGAACAAATCAGAAAAATACAGGAAGAAGATGTCAACTTTTTGGCAGGCGAGCCTGATCCCGATATTGAGTTTGACCAACCGTTTCTTGGAAGACCCGGAGAAGGTGTAACCGAGGAGCAAATACAGCAAGCGTATGCTGCCGAACAAGAAGCTACTGAGGAAGCGACTGAAGAAGCTCCTGTAACATGGGAGCAGGACATTGACCAACGAAATGCTGTTGATGAAGCTAAACGAAAAGAAGAGTTTGAAGCACTAACGGCGGAAGAACAAAAACCAACCGAAGTAGTCGAGCAAGAACAAAAAGTAGAAGCAACGGATTTAGAAACAGAAGCAGAGGCATCTACTGTAGCTCAAGACCCCGTGTCTGAAACTGTTAAAAAAGAAGAACAAGATGCAGAAATAGACGCACAAGTAGATGCGCCCCCTAGATACAGAACTAGCGCAAAAGTAGCAGTACAACGAGCGTTAGATGAAAAGAAGCAACGCCTCCAAGAGAGACAAGAGAACGTCGCTACTGCACAACAAGAACGGGTAGCCGCTACTGTCCCCACTGTAGAAGAAGCGGGTATAGACACAAAAACGTTAGCACAAAAGTTTGATATAGCTGAGACTGCGGCGGAAAGAGATTCACTTATATCTGGTATAGCTTTTAACAGCGTGTATGGCAAACCAGAAGCAAAAGCTACTGCATTAGCAGAAATAGCAGAGATAAGCACAAGCCCTGAATTTTCTGAGCAAATAAAAAGAGATGTAATCGCTGCCCAAAATAAAATAAGGCTTGATAATAATTTAGAGTTACCTGCCAAAGCTCTAGCTTCTACCTCAATGGGGTTAGAACCAGAAGTAATGGAACTTCTTCGTGACGGTAGGTTGGTTGACGCTCTTGATACGTTGGGAAGGAACAAAGACAAGACTGTATCAAAAGTAGCCCGTGCTGTTAGTGCAGCCATATTAAAAGACGGTGGCACAAAAGTTACGCTTGAGTCTGGTTTGATGTCAACTGACGGGCGGCTGTTGGCTGGTACGTTTGATCCCAAGACCAACACGATAATTATTAACAGTGATTTAAACCCCACCACTCATGTTCTTTTGCATGAGGCGCTTCATGCTGTCACTTCCCACGAGATAGCAAACAAGGCCAGCCCAATAACCAAACAGCTACAGACACTTTTCGATAACGTCAAAGACAGACTTGATAGTTCTTATGGTGCTACTAGCTTAGATGAATTTGTAGCCGAAGCGTTTTCAAACCCAGAGTTCCAAGCAAAGCTTGCCTCTATGAACATCAAAGGCGAAAAGCTAGGTGCATGGGAAAGATTTACAAACATAATTAAAAATCTTGTTCGTAAAATACTAAAACAACCTATTGCCCAAGTAACTTCAGCGCGAAACGAAGTAGACAAACTAGTCACAGAGTTGATGTCACCGGCTCCAGAATATCGAGATGCAGCACGGTTAAACATGGCAGCTACAGCCAAAGAAGAAGGTAAACTGTTTGGGAACATACTAAACAGTTATGGTGGCCCTGTAACAACAGACATGATCAACACGTACAACGACACCATGCCGGGGCTATCAAATACAGCCAGAGATTACTTCTTACGTGCGTTACCACTCAACTCTATTGCAGATTTTATTAAAGACAGCAATAACCCTGTATTAAGAGAGCTTGGAGCAGAGTTAGATGAGTTGTTTAAAGTCATCCAGCAAAAGAATGGGTCACGACAACTGTACCTACGTAGGACTAAAGATACTGCTAAACAACTAGATGCTGTATTCAAAGAGCTTGGTAAAGAACAACGCGATCTTTTTAACAAAGTTGTTATGGAAAGCACGTTGCGTCGTGTTGATCCTACTAAAGAAAGAAGTTACTACGAAGGTTTTCGATACAGCTATGTGGATCAGGATGGTAAAGAGTTTCGTTCCAAGCCATATAAAACAAAAGAGCTACGTGACGCTGCAAGAGAAGCAGACAAAGGTTTAGAGCGAGCCAAGAAAGAACATCCTACTGGTAATGTTGCGGTGGCTGTAACCAACCCAAGCGAAGGTAAGTTAGAAGAGTACACTCGCGTTAAAAATGACTTCAAAAAATTAAAACCTGAAGCGCGAAAAGCATATGAAACATTACGTGACGCTTATAGTGAAGCTTACACAGAGCTGAGAGTTACTATAGTAAACCGGATAAATGCTATCAAGACAGATACTGAGGAAGCAGTACAAGCAAAACAAGCTTACAAGGATAAGATATTACTAGAACTTCTCAATAAAGAATCTATCGAGCCGTACTTCCCGCTGTATAGAAAGGGTGACTTCTGGTACAACCATATGGGCTTTGATCCATATACTAATAACCCAGAAACTTTCAAAATTGCTTTTGAGTCTGACAAAGAACGACAAGCTTACGCAAGGTTGATTGAAAGTGACCCTGAGTTGAGACAACAAATCCTCAACAGCAAAGCAACAACTATAGTAGATATTAGAGAGGCTGCTAGAAAAGAGGCTTTGGATAGTGGTGCAACCCCTCAAGAAGCTGAAGAAGCAGCATTCAGGGCAGCGTTAGAACCAACATTTGCAGAACGCCCAACAAATGCTCGTGGAGAAAAGACTGCGGTAGACCTTCAGTGGGCGCAAGGGTTACTTGCTGATGTAAGACGTAAGAAAGATGCTGCTGGAGAAAGAGCCAAAGCTAAAGCTTTAGAAGATGGTTTAAGTGAAGCAGAAGCAGACAAAATAAAAGACCAAACACTGAGAGCCGGTAACGCTATAGATTCGATAGTACAGGATGCGTTGTTAGATGCTATGCCTGAACGATCTTTGGAGAGAGCTTTTAAGCGCAGACAGAACGTCCGTGGCGCACAGATGGACGCTATAGATGTATTCCGACAGCGTATGCCAGCTTTCTTAGGGCAGGTAGACAAGCTCAGATTTGACCAACCTCTCAGACAAAGACGCAATAACTTAGACGCTATTGCGAGCAAAGCAAGGAATACTCCGGACTTAGAGTACGCCAAACAAATAGCGAGAAAGGGTGGAGAGTATATAGACTTTGTTAATGACCCGCAGATAGCCACTTGGTCACGCGCTTTAAAGAGTGCGGGTTTCTTTATGACTTTGGGTTTTAACTTGTCTTCTGCTGTAGTCAACTCATTTATCTTACCGGTTGTAGTGTTCCCATTCTTAGCCGGAAAGTACGGCATCGGGCCAGCTAGTGCCGCCATGTATCGCGCTATGCGGATGTATATGGGTACCGGTATGCGTCGTAGACTAGAGCCATTCGGAGGAGCGCCCGAAGGTACGGAGTTTGATGGCCCATCATTAGCTAACCTCGACCCAGAAAACTTACCCGAAGAGTACAGGCAATATAAGCCACTAATAGAAGAACTTGTTTCCAGAGGAGCAGCTAACACTTCTACTGTAGGTGACATGCTTGATATAGATAACCCAATGGGTGGTCGCCTTGAAAGGGGTATGACTAGAGTTAACGGTATTTCAGGTTTCTTGTTCCACCAAGGCGAACGCTTAAATCGCCAAGTTACTGCAATGGCTATTTATGATTTGGCAATGGATGCACAGAAAAAGAAGAACAAAGGTGCTGACATTACTGAAGAACAAAGAAACAAAATATTAGACGACGTGTTTCTCGATATGGAACACACCAACAGTGGTGCGTTAATTGAGACTGCGCCTAAGCTTGCTCAAAGTAATATCGGCAGTGTGTTACTTATGTACAAACGCTTTGGTGTATCTATGGCGTATCTCCAAGCCAAGATGGCAAGGCAAGCGTTGAAGATTGGTAACTACAGTGAAAAAGAAACTGCGGAGGCTAAGAAACAATTGGTTGGATTGTTCGGTATGTCCGGCCTACTGGCAGGAGTACAGGGGCTACCCGCATACGGCCTTATCGCTGGTGTAATGAATCAGTTCTTCTTGGATGATGAAGACGATGACTTTGATAGTCTGGTTGCATCTTACATAGGAGAAGGCCCGTACTCTGGAGCACTAAACGAAATATTTGGCTTAGACATAGCCCCACGTATCGGTATGAGCAACTTATTGTTCAGAACACTACCAAACAAAGAGTATGAAAGTAATTTAGCGTACTGGGCTGAACTTGGTGGTGGCCCACTTCTTGGTATCGCACAAAGAATGGATCGTAGCTATGACCTACTCATGGACGGAGAGTACCGCCGTGGTATAGAAGGATTTGTACCTTCGGGTTTAGGTGGCCCTCTGAGAAGCATTCGTTATGCAACAGAGGGAGCCACTACGTTGCGTGGTGATCCTATCGTAGAGGATATGACCCCTTTATCTATCGCAGGACAATTTTTTGGGTTTGCTCCAGCAGGATACATAAAACAGTTAGAGATCAACGCTCGTGATAAACGAATAGACCGTAAGATCAACGAAACTCGTACCAGACTTCTTCGTCAGAGATATGTAGCCTTTAGAGTAGGTGACTTTGAAGGTGTCCGCGACGTAGATCAAGAGATAAACGAGTTTAACCAACGTAACCCCGAGGTAAGAATTACTGGGGATACTAAGGCTAGGTCGTTACGACAACATAAGATTACTAGTCAAATAGCGCGTCAACTGGGTGGTATAACGATCAGCCCACGTAGGTTGGACAAAGTGATGCAAAAGAGACTAGAAGAGATGGGCGAAAGAGACTTTTTCTTGTAAAAAAATGCCCCCACGAGGAGGGCAATGATCTCTCTACGAGAACGATGAGAGCGCAATGTACCACAATATAGTGTGGTAGAACAACGTAGAACTACTATATGTCGGTTTCTTTTGGTGTTTCTACGGTCTTTTCCTCGCTCCAATCCAGTTTAATAACATACGTGGGCGGTAAATTAAGTCCCGGTATGCCGGTGCTCAGCCTGTACTTAGCATCCCTGCCCCCCAAATCTTCGATTACCAGACGCCGCATGTGGCTGTATTCCAGCTTTCTCTGACCACACCACTTCTTGAACGGGGTAGGCAACATGTACATCACATTAGTGTCCACCTCTATCCTAGCTACAATCTTGTATAAAGGTTTTTCATACTCTGTTGCATAAACCGATAGCTCTGGGTCGTCCGTAGATTCCGTACTATCTATTTTTATTACGTTGCGATTGTTTTCGGCTAGGTACTGGGCAAGTATGTCCCTTATATCCACTACAGCAGCAGTGGTGTCGCTACGTGCTTTCCGTAGCATTTTGCATACCCAATCCTCTAGGTTGGCTACGTTAAGATCATGCAGCCCTATCCGTTGTGCAATACTCATCCCAGTTAATGCAGCGGCGGCTTGCCATAACCAGTAGCGATTTTGTGCTGTTAGCCCCGTACGCTCTATGAGTTTATTGACGTAAGTAAGCAACAAACCTTCAGCAGCTTTCTGATTCTTCACTAACTTCTGTATATAAAGTTCTCCAGCCTCCCCGTAGTTGTTATCTAACAACTGATTTAGTTCGATGCCCTCTTTGGTAGTGTCAGCGTCTTCTTTGAGTTTTACCAAAGTTTCCGCTTCTAACAGACGTTGCGCTTCTCCTTTCGGATGCTGTCTAAAGTCGGCTGATATGGTGTCGAGGATGCCTGTATTACCGCTTGTCGGTACCAGAGTAGCCCACGGCTTGCCTCTGTAACGCTCTACAGTCTCCCCAGAGTTACCCCGTAAACGATTCCTTTGCATACCCTGACTGACTGCATAAGCAAAGCTACTAAGGTCTTTACCCTCTTTATTAGACAACTCGTCTAAGTACACAACGATATTCTTGTATGTCTCTGTAACTTTCCACACAGAAGCAAACGTATCCTCTCCTTTCTGTACTACCAACGAAGGGTTACCCCATACTGAAGCCCCAGCAAACTGACCAGTAGACTTACCAAAGCCGGACTCAGTGCTTTTCAAATGAAAGATACTGCCAGCTATCTTTGGTGCAAAGATCATCAATGGTGCAGCGAATGACATAGCAAACATATACTGGTGGGGTTCAAACCCCGGCTTATCAAAAAACTTAGGGATTTTTTTCCATTCTTTTAAAGTCCCAGCCTTATCAAAATGAGCAAAGTACCCCTCTGTTATTGAACTAGGATAGTTAGGCTTAATTTCTTTAGGAAAAATCTCTCTATCTCCTAGAATGAAAGACTTGTTATTTTCAGTCCAACCAAACTGCTCAGCTACAGTATGCTCGTCCATATGTTCTTCAGCGTGATCCACAAGAGCCGCTACAAAGTTCATAAGTAGCGCAGGATTCATAGTGAAAACACCACGTTTAGTCAGCTCTACTTTAAATGTCTCCCTACCAACAAGTTTATAAGCCGGTATCATGAAGTCCCGTATACCATGCCGCTTAGTATGGTGACGAAATATAAAAGAAGTCCCAGCTACCCTGTCGCGTAATTTGCGTATGATATACAGGTCAGTACTGAGTATTTCCCTCACCTCAGTATTCCCATCTTTTATCTCTCTATGCCCTATACCCCCGCCTTCGTATCTGAAATACGGCTTCGGATATTTGGGGATAGTTACTGTAGAAGGTGCGGCCTCCGTGTTTTTTGTGTCTAACGCAACCTCACTATTGTCTGGAACTTCTACTGTGTAGCTTTCCTCAGACGCCTCGTTTGGAACTACGGCTAGACTTATCGGACTTTTAAATCTGTCGTTATCCTTATGTGGGCAACCTTCACAACCCTCTGGGTACTCTTCTTCAAATCTTGCACAACCGTGCGGTGCCTCGATGGTACGCGCTACGTTATTTGTCTCTTCTTCGGTGTAATCTTTATACCCACTAGATATAGCGTGTACGTTCTCCATACCACGCGCATCGCTTATATCTATATCGGAGAACTTTGCTATGGACATAACGTGCGTCCACAACGCGTAGCTTATTGAATCAGGCTCACGTATGGCTCTGTCTATCTGAGCGCAGCCCGTACCGTTTACTGTTTTATCTAGCAGTACTTCAAATCTTTTTATCACTCTGTTGCCCAGAGCGTTCTTCATATCCTCCTGATCTTCTTCTGAGAATTCTTGTGTAGAAAGAACTGGTATCAAATCTTCTGGCAGCTTGGACGAAAACTCTTCCAAACTAACTACGCCATCATTGTGGTTATACACAGTGCAATCTAAAGGGGTGCTAGTCTTGTGGTTGCGTGTCCCCGGTACGCGTAATATCCGAGCAGCATCCGCAGTAACTTGTACGTCTGCTTTAAACCCTGCATGTTTGCAGGTTCTCTTTAGTTGTTCCGCAACGGCAACCCATTCGTCTTTGCCATACGGTTTATCTAACACCCAGTAAACATGCCAACCACGCCCTGAATCAACAAGGATAGATTGTTTTGGTAGGGTGTAGCGTTTTATAAACTCTTTTAAGGCTGCGTAAGCCTCTGTCTTAGTTGGGTAGTCTTTTTCTTCACCGCAATCTATATCGAGAAATAAAGTCTTTAACTGCTTAACATTGTTCTTTTCGCGCTTTTCTGTGTTAAACGTAGCCAGAGCTACATACACATTATTGTCATTATCATTAGCAGTATTTATATGGGATAGAGCATCTTCTTTTGTTTCTGAAAACTTTACATCAATCCCATCTTTCATTCCGACTGTGCAATAAAAACCCTCACTTCCTAAGACAGTATTTAAAAACTGTCGAGTATCCATAAGTCATATGTCGTAGAGAAAGGACGCCCCGAAGGGCGTCTCAAATTAAAGGAACAAAAGTTATTAATCGTCAAACTCATCAAGCATCGAAGACAAGTCGTCATCAGCCGGTGGCTTTTTCTTTGTCTCACGAACTTTTGGTTCTTCTGGTTCTTCTGGTTCTTTAGCAGCTTCTTTGGGAGCTTCTTTGGGAGCATCAGTTGAAACAGCATCGAACATGCTATCTTCGTATTGAGTGAACCCTTCTTGCTTATCAAACACAGAACCCTGAGTGTTCTCTTTAAGTTTAATAACTTGTACTTGCCGTAACCGTAGAGATACGCTACTGCCCATACCACCACTATAGGGGATCAACTCTACAAACAAGTTTACAATACTACCTGTAGTGAGTTGAAAATCATCGGGCAAAGGTTTAGTTGCAGCGTCGAATTGCTTAGGTGGGTTCTTGTAAGAAGCAGCTATCTTAGCCTTACCTACAATACCGCCATCTTCAGGCTTCTTAAACGGCATAGATAAGCCGGGCCAATCTTCTTCTCGTGCTTCTTCATAGGCGCTAGTCATAGCAGCTAGTAGGTCCATAGCTTGCGCTTTGTCCATCTTAAAGCTCATGCTGTATTCAGCGCCTTGGTCAGTAGCTGCACAAGGTACAGTACCGCCCTTACCGTTTTTACCGCCTGTAGATGAGAAATGGTAAGGCTGGTCTAGTCGTGGGTATAACGCCTCCACGCCGCGTATCATAAAAGTATTTTTGCTCATATCGCTCTCGTATTAACAAGGATTAAATTGCTTTGGCTTTTATAGCCAAGGTTAGGTATTACAGTACTACTATTGAACGTATACTCCTTCCCCCTCAACAACGTCAAATACACTTTCAACATTGTTGTTCTGTGAGGCGTTAGATTTAAAAACAAGTTTCACTAATTCCTTAGTGTCTGGGTCTTTCTGCGCGTGCATCGCAATTAAAATTTCATTTTCTTCCAAAGGGCGCACTGCTTTAAAATAAAGTTTAGGTATGTGTGAGTCTTCATCAAACCTAGCCTCTACAAGAACAGTAGCTATTGGCGTCTTGTTGCTATTCAAATACTTTGCAAACGCTTGCATTGACATCTTCTTTTGATCGCTACCAAAAATACTGGTAGACGGAAGGTCAAGTTGGTACACCGTATCATCAGTAAGCTCACCATCATCGTCAGTTAGCATGATCGCAATGCGTTGCCGAAACCGACACGCACGGGAGTTACCTTGTCCGGAACCTTTTATGTTTTGCTTACAATCAAAACATGTAATGTGTTGCTTACCTTCAAGAACATTCTTAGAAGGTCTCCCACTTGCATGATCGTCAGACCAACAAGTGGGGGAGTTGTGTTCGCCGGGCACGAACTGCCCAGCATAATACATTCTGGAAATTGGTGCAGTCTTTACTATTACAAGTTTTAAAACACTGCTTTCCAATACCTCCGTTTCTTTACCACTAACTACTTTGCGAAACGCATTCTCTCGAATACTTATTCGATTGATCTCTGATTTTGAAGCCTCTGGTTTTAACTTAGAAAACAAGTTCTTATAGCTATCAGGCAACCCATCAGATGTCATCATCTAGCTCCGCTAGCAAGTCTTCTATTTCAGAAGGCGGTAAAACCTCACCCTCCAGTGGAACATCTGTAGCAGTTGTTTCGTGTAAGTTATCTGCGGCTTTCTCAACTGCTGCTTCATACTTACCCTTTGGTTCTTCCTTCCGCAGTGCAGCAACTACATCTTCCACACAGAAACGGTAGGTATTACCGGCCTTTATATAAGTCTCACGCGGGACGAACCCGCGCTTTACCCACTGCCTAACCGTAGACACTTTGACACCTACGTGTGCAGCTAGTTCATCCAAAGTAACGTACTTTGTATCTGACACTATTTTTTCCTCCGTACAGTTATAGTGTATTCGCTATCAGCGTTTAGACCGGGCGGTAGTTTGTCAGGATTCTCCTCAAGGAAGGTACGCATGTTGGTTTGATGAAGGCGTTTCTCCATCAAGTCCATAGCACCATGCTCCATGATAAACTTGTTCATACTCTCCCAATCAGAAGTCCAAAACTTGGTTCTAACTGATCGGTAGAAAGTACCTGTTGCAGTCCGTACTGACTCAGCGCCAGTAGATTCGCAATGTTCGTTGAGCACTTGTTTAAATTTATCCAGCTTCTCGTCGAGCGCACTAAGCTTAGTGTTCATCTCACTAGTGATAGCAGCCTTTCGATCACGGATTTTTATGCAAGCGTCAACAAGGCGGTCTAAACCAACTTCTTCAGCTTCGGTCATTACATCGTTCTCCTTTATATTTTAATTAGGGGGAGTGATTATATGTGCAGTGCTTTTACATTTCAAGTACTTCATTATACAAATCTATTATTTTTGTATGCACATCTATTCTTTGGTCAAGTAGTTTGTATACTCTTTTCTCAACCGGGGAACCTTGTAACTGTACGACTGTACAAGGGTGCTTTTGCCCAGACCGATGCACGCGTGCATTAGCTTGAGCATAAGTTTCTAGGGAAGCCACTGGCCCCCACCATACGATGGTATTTGCTGCGGTAAGGGTGACACCATGCGCTGCGGCTTGTGGCTGTATTATCAGGACTCTGGGGTCGTCCGTGTCTTGGAATTCTTTAAACAGTTGGGTGCGCTTTGAAACACTTACGTCCCCCCGAATGATGCCGTTAGATATTTTGTCCTTAAAAAGTTTCTCAGATAGTATGTCGATGACGTGCTTAAAGGGCACAAAGATCAACACTTTCTGGCTTGTCTCATCAATAACTTCCTTCAGTACTTTGTACCGGTTCTTAATATCAAATTCTACTGTCTCTCCACTATCGGCGTAGACTGCACCACAAGATATTTGCAGTAACTTATTCATAGTTACAGCGGCGTTTGGTGCAGTAACTTGTTCTCCAGCAGCCATTGTTAGCATGTGACTGCGTATAGCTTTGTAGTATTTGTTCTGTTGTGTTGTTAGCTCGATCTCACGCTTGGCGTACGTCATTTCTGGTAAGTCGAGGCATTGTTCTTTCGTGTACCGTATTGCTGGCTGTAATGCTGCATGTACTTTATTTACAGCATTGTCTTTAGGAACCCACTTAAATTGAGTCACTTTGTACATAACCATCTCACGGAACGCGGAGAAACTACGCGGTACAGCTAGTGGGTTAATCATTTTAGCTAACCCAAACGCATCAAGGGGGGATTGAGCGGCGGGAGTACCCGTCATCATCCACACCCATGTGTCGGGTTTTATTATTCTGTTAAGTACTTTCCAGCGTTTTGAATTTGCGTTCTTATAATGTGTGGCTTCATCTACAATTATTAGATCGTACTCGGCCATCTGTATATGATCTTCTACTATCTCGACACCATCATAGTTAATAATCACAAAGTCTGAGTCGCCTGAGATTATTCTACGGCGTTTATCTTTTGCCCCGTGCGCTATATCTACACTACGGTGCATAGCGAAGGTAAACAGGTCAGCCCTCCATGCAGAATCCATAATCGACAAAGGGCAAATAATCAGTACTTTGTTAATAACCCCTTGTTTGAGTAAGAAGTCAGCAGCCCAGATAGCAGAGGCAGTTTTTCCTGTACCTTGTTCGTTAAAGCAAAACGCTTTCTTGTTTAGTGTAAGAAAGGATGATGTAGTCTTTTGATGCTCGAAAGGTTTGTAACGCCCCGGCCAATCGTACTGACCTAGTATTGGAGACGGTACATTCTTGACGTTAAGGTTGCGTAGCACTCGTGCTTCATCTACGCCCCACTTAACTAAAACTTCGTTGTTGCCGAGATCACGGCTAGTCGGTATGGCTGTTGTGATTTTCTGGGGGTCACGAACCCGCAGGCGTAAACCCCTGTTATCAACTACTCGCATTTAAGTTACCCTACTAGTTTATCTGGGTATTTAGCAGCCATTGCTAGAAGTTCGTTTTTATTTTCAATGGCTTCCGGATGATCGCCGGTAACGCAGAGGCTTCTTAAAGCTTCTTCTGGGCTGTACTTTAAGTTGTACCCTCTAGGGTACGCACCTTCTACGGTACAATGAGAAGACCTATGCCCTTCTCCCCCGCCTAATCCGTGATAGTGTCTGTCCCCGCATTCTTTACACACAAAGACATATTGCCTGCCACGTATGTAACAATCGACTGTAGGTATTTCATCTTGCATGACATCATTCTCCATTCTATTTCTTTTTCTTTCTTTCGCGCTTACTAGTTTCAGAAACTAGCCGACCTTTTGAGTCTCGTTTAAACGATCTGTTTTTGGACTTGCTTTGTATTTTAGTCCCGTGCGAGTTCTTACCGCCTTTACTCAAGGCTCTCTTGTGGCTAACGTCCTTGCCTTCTCGCTTGTCGGCTTTGCCGTTCTTATTTTTATCTTCACCTTCCTTGTCTATCTTACGTCGCGCACGCTGCCTCTCCATACGATCAGCATGTTCGCCACGTTTCTTCTGTTGTTCGTACTCCTTTTTATACGGACGTTTCTTCTTTGTATACGGCATCATCTTCTCCCGTTATGAGGACACTCCAGTATAATGCAATGAGCCTTGCACAATCCAGTGGGCCTCGGATTCCATACATCAGTTACAAGGGTCTTTTCCAAAATCCCATATTTGGTTAACCACTTCTCCCACAACTTTGATTCGTCTTTTCTTTCATAGGTTTGTTTAATTAACTTGTTACACACAACGAACAACAACCCGGCTTTCACTGTATGTATCTCAGGAAAGTGTTTGAACACACACAGGGTCATAAGCTCCAACTGCCCTACGTCAGCGTACTTGGCAGATTTACCCGTCTTGTAATCAAAAACTTTGGCTACCCCTGCGTCTCTATCCAAGATAATCAGGTCAGCTACACCTCGATACCAAACATCATCAGCAAAAAACTCACAAGGTTCCAAGTTTGACGTGATACCCATCTTGTATTCACAGAGCTTCTCGCCCGGCATCGCCAACAACTTATCTAACACGTTTCGCGAGTAATCAAATCGTGGGTCTAGTTCGCTAACTATCCCACCTACGTAATCCTCCGCTGCCTTGTGGTACTCATTACCGTACCGCATTGCTTCAGTATTAAAATTTTCTTCGTAGTCCTTTGCTACCTTCAGGTGGTAATACTTTTTCGGGCATTGCTCAAAAGTCTTTAGGCTACTGAAAGACCATGCTGTTCTCGTACCCATTCGATACACTCTCCATAATTCTTCCCGATTTCCACATCCCCACGGACGGGTAGGCCAGAGGCCCATTCGGGGACAAAAGCCATACAGGAATCTATGTAATTACAAGCTTCAATAACTTGTTCGTCAGGGACACAGCATACCACAGAGTCGTGGACTGTTAGCAAAATCCTATACTTCTTTTGTATTTCCAGCATTTGTTCTGCCATTACACAACGCGCTATGGCTTGGCATACATTTTCAATAACTTTGCCGCCGTATATTTTGATGTAACCCATGCGGGTTTTGTAGGAATACTGCTCCCTACCATCTTCATCTAACTCCATCTTAAGTTTGTTGTAATACATACTAAGACCTGACGGTAACCGGATGGCGTTTTCCTTTGGTAGGAGTTTTAGAACGCCTTTCTTACCTACCGTTGTTATGGCGTTGCCGTGCAGACATCCCAGTGCGGTGTTAGCCGTTCGCCACAATTTAGTGATCTTGCTGTTGGCACTACGGTACACCCCCACAATGCGACGGCATTCTTTCTCGTCAACTTCTACACCAAATGTTTTCAATTGTTCTCGGAATCGTACAGCGCCCATGCCGTACCCAGCCCCAAGTATTGTAGTCTTACCTATGAAGCGTTGCTCTGGTGTGACTTTCTCTACTTTAGTTTTGTATATACTTGCAGCCATTATCTTGTATACATCTTCACCACGTTTGAATGCTAAGACCAAATCGTTTTGTTCTGCCAACCACGCCAGCACTCGTGCCTCTATCTGAGCAGAATCGGCTTGGATCAGGGTGTGCCCTTCAGGGACGCAAATACATGATTTCAATACCTTTGCATTTGGCCCTCGTGATGGTAAGTTTTGTAAGTTTACCTTATCAGAACCACCCCAACGCCCCGTATGCGCTGCGTAATATTTGATGGGAACTGGCATCTTCTTTCCACGGGTAGCAATATCCAAGAAGCGTTCTGTTCTTGTTTCTTCTAAAGTACTTTTCAAACCTAGTCTTGCAGCAACTAGTGTCTGTACTTCTATATCCTCGTGTTCTTGTAGAGCCTTAAACCCCTCGTCTGTCTTGGCAAATGCGTAGGTTTCCTTGCCCGTACGTGCGCTGATTTTTGTTGGTGGCTCTACCCCGGCGTTACGTAACAACTCTGCAAACTTGTTGTTAGACATAAGGTTTTCTAACTCAACACCACTCTGTAAAAGAAGTTTCTCTTTTTGTTCTTTAAGGGTATCAAGATGGTTGTCTAGTTTGGCTACGTCTAGTTCAAGCATAGGTTCGATAAACATACGTAGGGTCATGTCTATCACCTTGAGTTCGATCATGGGGAACCCACGTTTCTTCATAAAGATGTCGAACAGTTTATAGGTCAACTCCACATCATTTATACAGTAGTCCCCATACTCGGCTAGTTCTTCCTCGGTAAAATCTCCCCTTCTCTTACCTTCTGCCTTGAGTACCTCGGTTCCTTTCTGACCGATGCCATACATATCAGACAACGCTTTAAGAGATGCCCCAGCATCCACCCCATGAAGAGCACGCCCCATACTGAGAGTATCAAAATAAACCCTACCCCTAATGCCAAAAAGCCAATTAAGAATAGCCCCATCAAACAAAGTATTGTGAGCCAGTATTGCAGAGTTAGCCCAATCGTACTCATTCTGTAAATAAGTTTTGAGATCATCGAACCCTCCGCTCAACCATTCAGTGTCCCCGTCATTAACTTTTACAGCAACACCTATAACTTCAAAGTCAGGGCTACGTACGTACTGCTCAGTCGTTAGCTTCCTAAAGCCGAAAGTCTTGCTGTAATAAGTTTCAAAGTCTATTGTTATTATGTCCATTATAATTTTCTGCTTTCTTCTAAAGTTTTGTCGTACAAGTTATCAAGGTAGTCCCGCCAATCCTGTAAAATATCTAATTGAATAACAAAGTGCTCGTTATGAAAATCTTCCCAAAGGTCTATCTCACCCTCCCCTGCGTTGGGGTTGTAGTACAAAGTGCCATACTGCCAAACTTCTTTTTTCATTACAGTTTCCCCTTCTTTACTAGTGCTAAACGATTAGCTTCTTGTGCAGCAGCTATGTCTTTTTTATTTTGGCCGGTGTACGCGACAGCCAACTTTTCTTTGATGAGTAGTTTATTAATGGTTGTCCGTCCAACTTTGATTTCACCCAAGTACCTTCCAAACTTTCCCTTCTCCCTTGTTCGGAGCGCATAAACTCCTCCCAACTTGAGAGCCTTTTGGGCGTAGGCTTTCGCGAGTAGTCCATGTGCTTTCTCCTGTTTATTTCTAGTGCGACACTCTGGAGTATCGATGCCGAAAAGACGGATACGCTGATTACGAACCCAACAGTCAAACCCAAGATCAATATCAACATCTACTGTATCTCCATCGACGACTCTAATTATTGTTGCTTTGTATTCGTACATTATTTTTCCTCTACAATTTTTTCTCGGAGTATTGCGTCTTCCCAATTTTTACACCACGGACAGTACCAACCTTTCCGATACGGTTGCGGGTGCCCATCGCCGTCTTGTTTTTCGACATACCCAAGCACCTCAAGCATCTTCTGACCACACTTACATTGTTGATCAAGACTCTTGTACATCTTTATCTAACACCTGCATAAAACACATGCTTGTTTATCTTAGCCGTGACTTCGCCGGTATAAGCCCACTCTGGATATACTTCAGTAGTGTGGTAGTGAGTAGCCCCTTTTGTTCGGTCAGGTATACGGTCACTTATATATGCGAGGTATAGAGCATCATGCCAAGCATTAATATTTCTCGGGCTGTCGGATTTACCGTCGCACCAAAAACTAAACTGGCACTTGTCTCTCACTGGGTTATTGTTCAAGTAATAACCTTGCTTAACCACATCGCACGCATTGTCTGGATAGCGCGGGTCTTCGACTCTATTGTGTATAACTTGTGCTACAGCAATCTGCCCATCGCCGGGTTCCCCCCTAGCCTCGAAGTAAATTGCAGTAGCTATACATATTAACGCGGGAGTTATCATTACCTTCTCCTAAACGGGTCTGGCAGCACCTTATCTGGCCCTTTGTGTACCTTCGGTACTCTGAACCTGTTACGGACAGGGTTGTCCACCATCGGTCTGCCTATCGGGGTCTTTAGCTTAACCCCGTGATTAAAGAGTATTGTCCTGACGCTGTTGGGACTTAGCCCTAACTCAGTAGCTATATCAACACCCTTCATGCCTTTCTTTGCCATAGATATAATTTTTGGGTACAAATCTTTATGTCCCTTCTTCGCCATATCCTATCATTCCAAATGTGCCACACTACCCGCTGCAATAGTCGGTTGCGGGGTTTGTAAATTAGAGCTAGAAAACTTTTTACCACGCATCCATTGGTGGTACTTACCACGTACTTCAGCACGGGTGGGGGCGTACCAGATTAGTTTATCTTCGCCCCTACGTAATTCTAGCCGCCAAAAATCTTTACTGATTTCTTTTATAATCATCGTTCTCTTCCTCTTTATTTAACTGTATTCCAATCGTGCTTTTTAGTTAGTTCTCTGGCTTTAATGGTTAAAGAATTTTTTCCTTTCCTATACCTTTGATATTTTTGCCTAGAAAACTTTGCCTTCTGCTCTTCAGTAAGAGGTGTCCACTTAAATCTGTCGATGGCCTCTAATAGCTCATCGTGGCTGTACTTTCCTGACCAAAGGCAACCGCTAAGGTTGGGCGATCTATTTTCAACAAATGCTCGCACGGGTTGTTTGCTTACATACACCGGTTCATATCTTTTAAGGGCACAACTTTCTAAAAAAGTATCTATTTTACCCCAATCAAGTTCCCCCTCGTAGTCATTTAATCCTGTGGCTTTTTTAAAGAAAAAGGCTTTTACACTCGCCATGCTGCCTCCACGTTGCCATCCGTTGAGCAATTCTCTATCCCAAAGTTCTTGAAATTCTTCCTTACTCATTTTCGCCATCCTCCACAAACTCTTCTAGTTTTTCTACTGCTGCTATGATGCGTTTGCCTAACTGTATCAGTTCTTCGGCATGTTCCTCGTCAACCTTAATCGTTATCTCTAACATCGTCCCAGTCCTCTTCTCGCCCTACATCTGGGTCAGGTTCATCCAACCACCACTTGCGTCCGTAGTCTTCATCCCCTACACGGTTCGGATCGTCCGGCAAATCTCGCTCGTTGTTATACACTCTGCCCATCATCATTCTCCTGTATATCTTTCAGTATCTCTCGCCTTAGTCGCTTACGATCTTCGAGCGAGCATTTAGTTGCGATCTTGATGTCGCTTAGTTTTAGTTTGTAACTCGACGCGTTCCAGTACAGTGCAGCTTCTGGATCAGTAACCAACATGTACTGCCACGTCACCCCGTCGATGTCTAGGTAAAAGGATTCACCGTTCATCAGTGTACCTCGCTCCCATGTTTTTCATTACTCCACTCAACTAATCGCCAAGTGTCTGACACGATCTCTGCAAATCTTTTTTCTGACACACCCAACGTAATAGCTACAGAGATTATTTTAGAAAGCAATATTGATTGAACCATACGCACATCGGCTGCCCCGTCTATACCTTCGACCAATGCTTTCTCTACTTGTCTCTCTATTGACGCAAACTCTTCCAGTTCCTCGTCTAGTTCTTCTGTATCAAATTCTTCTAACAATTCTTTTAACTTAACATCGCCCATCGTATTGTCTCCTTAATTAAAAGTTGCGTGAGTCCACACAAAGTTCCTCCACCCATTCAGAGTTCGTCTGTGCTTTCTCACGACTAACCTTAGCGCGGCTTATTCGACGCACTCAATCGTGTAGGAATTTGTCCGGGGAATATTACCTAAACAAATAAAAACGACCATGCGCTGCGGGTGTTTTTCAATGCCTATCCACCGCCCGCTGGGATGGGGGCAAGGCCAGAAAATAGCTAAAACATTCCTTGCCCAACACAACTATCTTACTTATCAAACTCTAATATTAACTGCTGCCACGACTGCCTGCGCGGCCCATCATGTTCTCTTGATTCTAAAACATGTTTCACAGAATCTACGTTGTCTTCGTTTACTACCCACCCAACACCTCCGGCTTCGTTTATGTTTTCCAGTTCGCGCAACTGGAGGGCGGTAGGTTTATTCTTTCCTGCTTTGCATTCAATACCGTAGAACCAACCTCGGTAACAGACGATTATATCGGGTACACCTGACCGTCCATAACCGCCCGTTGCTGGGAAGAAGTAATACACATCATCCATACTCTTCAATTGTTTCACTATTTCCTGCTTTACTTTTTTCTCCGGGGTCATCGCCATCGGTATCTCCCTCATTAGGATAAATCCAGAATATGTATTTACTTATTCGCTGACCGATCTCCGGTATGTCCTCAGTAGGTGGGTCGTAGCTACGCATTTTCAACACAGCTAACTTCCTTCGCATCCAGCTTGGTAAGTTGTTTATATGGTGAAGTTTAGAGGATAGTAAGTAATCCCACTTGTTAGTGTCATCACCCACCTTGTCTAGTATCACTTCGTCATAAACCGTGCCGTCCTTGTCTACAAATACCTCAAGCCTGAACGCATCACTCACTCGGAAATACCTCGGCAAACTCAGTAGGGGTCAAGAACACCATGCCGTGCTTACCTCCTGTATGTAGGAAATCCTCAAGCATGAACGCACCGACGTTGGGTATGTACTTGTAATTATCCCAATTATTAATCAAGTTCTCCTCATTGATCTGCATCGCAGCCAACTTGGATCGGATTATATACGGCATCCCGCTTGCAGCTTCATGCACGGTGAGTTTGTCAACAAAACCTTGTGGGTCGATATATCCTTTTTGCTCTGTAGACTTCACTGTGTAACAACGGGCCACGTCATCATCACCAAATTGTGAAACAAATACAGGAACCAATGAGTTAGCTTCGTCTATTTGTTCATGTAATGGCTTGATAGTTTCCAGATGTTCCTTCGCTCTCTCCACAAGTTGTTCACTTGCTGGTATGTACATCTCCATGTTGCCGGTAAGCGCGTGAGCCAACCACTCCATCAACAGGGGTTTGTTGTCCTCATACCTAACGTCTGACCAAAAATTAGCTACTTCTTTGTTAAGTGCAACTTGGTCTGTCTCCAAAACATCCTTAGACATAATCGCCATCTTGTTATAGGAATGGGCAACGATAAGATCAAAAGTTACAGCGGGGCATCTAAGCACTTCGTTAATTACTTTTTTAATATCGTTCGTGCGAATAGCAGTTTTGTCTGTAAGGCTAGTCGGGTAAGGGTTGTTACTGTTCGCTCGTTGCTTGTGTATGAACGGCGAGACCACCCAATACCTCACTGTATCGACACCCAACATGTTCTCTTCCATAGACCATGTGATCAGGGCGCGGAACATAAGGTCGCCTTTGCACTTAATACCAAGAGCGTTAAACGCGGTCGGCTCTTGATGGAAACGATTCTCATGGCTCATTTGTATGGGCGTGGTCTCGTATCCCACACACTTGTTTATCGCAGTTTCAATATCTTTAAGTTCCTCGTCCACACTCAACTCAGCCTTCGGATAGCTGTGCGGATTGAAGTACTTCAGTAAATGTCTGTTATTCAGAAAGTGTGTTACTCGCATCATCGTTCTCCTATATAAGTACGTCTAGCTTTTTGCCGACGCTTGGTTTTACTTCTCTGTTGTTCAGGACTGCCCATAACACAGGCATTGTCCACGTACCCCATCCTCCCCACAGATAGCCGTCAGTCAGTACCACGACGCCTTCGGCTTGGATGTTGTTCTGCTCTATGTACTCGGGTACACACGTTACGTTAGTGCCGCCACCTCCCTTCGGCTTAGTTGTGTTAACAAGTTCAGACAGTGGTATGGCTGTCTCACCATAGACTTCGTGCGAGCGAACCTCAGTATCCCAGTAAATCACATGTACGTTATTGATTGCCAGTGTCTCAATAATGTTACGTACCACCGACATAAACTTAGTGAGTTGTTCAGACTGAACACTGCCTGACGTATCGATAGAGATGACAATATCATTCAGCTTGTCCTGTATACGGCTTGGTCTGATGATGTTTATCGGCATGTACTTGCGGTTCGGAACGCGGAACGTACCGTCCTCACCCCCGCTGCACGTATCAACGAACCACTCTTGGATGATGTCCTCCCATGGGATAACTACCTCAACAAGTTCCTCAAGGGTTTTGTTACCCCCCTTGCCGGACTTCTCTGCTGCAAGTAGCCCCTGCCGTATGGCTTCCTGTATATCGTTGCTGAGTTCGCGCTGCTCCTCTTCGGATAGTTTCTCGAACGCTTCGACATCGTGATCGTCCATGCTTCCTTGTTCTGCACTTCCTGCACTTCCTGCACGTCCCTCGTCATCCGTGGGTGACATAGGGTCACCACCAGCTCCACCTTCCTCTTCTTCCTTGTACAGAAGTTTCCATATCTCACCCTCAAGCATCCCGTCATACTTGCTATCGTACAACGCACCGTCAGGTAGCTTGGCGAACCCATCCACCCGATTCTCTGCCACGATCTGCCCGTTGATGCGGTAGTCCCACACCACATTCGCCAGCTTGGGATTGATCTTGTGCATCCATAGGTAGGCCGCTGCGTGCATATAGATGATGTGGTATAGCTCGTGGATGAATACACCCCGTATCTCTTCATCGGTCAGGGTTTCGACAAACTCGTACCCGATCACAATATCTCTGAAATTTGTGTAGGCGGTAGGTACACCGCGCTCCACCCGTATCTCACCCAGTTGTGCTACCCCCGCCATCGCTGCGTATCGGAGGTGATCCAGCACTCTGGTGATCTCACGGTTCACCCGTTGCTCGGGTGTTAGTGCCATATCTAATGCAAACATTTCATCGTCCTCGTAATTATTATCCAAACAAGTGTGAGTTAGCTTCGGCCCACTTCTGATACTGCGTGTTCCCTGCAACTGCTCGTAACTTCTTATCAGGGTATCCCTTAACGCGAGTACCCATACCGAACAACGCTTGGTCAACATTAGTAAAGCCTTCGCGCATCAGATAGGTCATCCACGGCCCCGCTAGTTCTCTGTCCATATCGTTCAGAGTCCGGCTGATCAACAGACACCTAGCTGCACCACTCTTGGGTATGGGCGCACCCATCGGGTTCTGTATGATCTCGTCACGCGTGGGTATCTCACCCTGCATTTTGAAGTAGGTCATCATGTTGGTAGCTGCCACTGGGCCAACGGTTCCGACCAAGCCATTGAGCAACACTCTCTGATACTTCTTCTCAAGGTCTCCACCTTGTTGATATGTCCCGGCATCCATAGCTGCTTCAATGCGGCGGTCATACGCATGGAACACATGTGACGCGTTCTCCATAGATCGACCCGTAACACATGCGACAGGCTTGTTGACTGCACGGGGATCGTACAGTTCGGGGTACTTCCCAATCTCCTCATGGTCAAGAAAACAGGAAAAGATATGATCGTTCTGATTAGCGTAGCTCATCAAAAACGTGTGGATACTGTTACGGACGGCCCAGCTTAGCCACTCCATTTTGGTGGGTACTTTGTACGTCCGTACTTGACAGCGATTAATACCATGCGGTGGTAACAAGTCACCCAAGCCTTCCGCTGCTAGGTTAGTGGTGGCGAACACAATGGAGTCCGGATGGAGCGACATCGTGCCGGACTTGCGCTCGTACAGGATACGCAGCACTGCATTGAATGCGGAGCGCGGCATCTTGCCGATCTCGTCAAACATTATGATCACTGGCCCCTCAAGATGTAGACCCAGTTCCTCGTGGGGTACGGTCAGAAACGTCGTGCCGTCCTCGCCGTACTTGATCATAAAGAAGTCACCAGAGTCGGACTTGGTGGTGCAATCTATATAAACAAGTGTATATCCCTTGAATCTAGGCATCTCGCCCAGCGTGCGTAACATAGCCGACTTACCCCAGCCCATTGGCCCCTGAATGATCAGGGAAACCTCGCGGCCCAGATCAGCGATGTCCTCGATCAGATCATCGTGAGAGTCAGCGTATTGCATTACAGTATTGAGTTGCATTTCTAGTTCCTCGTTGGTTGTGGTTGGTTATAGCGTGGGCAAGTTCTTGATGATCTCGTCCACTTGTTGCTTGGTTTCAAGGCGCAGCGTGTCTGATGCTTTTAGCTGCGGCACACTCACGGATGTGAGCAAGTCCCTGATCTGCTGTTGGGATGCCTTCACCTGCGGATTGTCATAGATGTTGCACACGTCCAGCATGTTGACGTAGCGCATCACGTTGTCGAGTAGCGTGTCATGGAACCCACGGCATGAGGACTTAAACTGTCGCTTTGAGTCCGGATTCACGTCACGGTCACTGAGTTGTTCCGATACATTCTCGATAGTCCTACGCACTTCCTCAAAAACTTTTTCCAGAGAGTCACGTAGTGCGTTGTCAGCAGCAACGTGGAAGTCCTCGGTCATCTCGTCGAGACCGTCCTGCTCTACCTGACTACGGAAGTCACCCTGTAGCGGTATGGGGTTGACCACTAAGTCCCAGCCGATTTTTGCCTTGACTTGTTGCAGAGATGGATACTCCGCTGGGTTGAAATCATCCCCCAGTTCGATCTGGTTGTGCGCCATGATCGTGGGATACTCCGCAACAAACTTGTCCTTATGGCCCTGCATCTCAGTGAATACTTGACGCACTGCTTCCTTCACGTCGATGTACTTGTAGTTCGGGCACAAGTTCTGCCCGCGATCATACGGTGCACATTCGGCTTTCACTATGTTACGGGCGTCATTGCCCAGCGAGCGGATCGCCTCAAGCAATGGTGAGTTGATCAATACCTTGTCGATCTTGTGCCTCCCTACCTTCGCATTCCGGCTACGTGAATGGTCAGCACCAGCACGCTTGTCAGTCTTCTTGAAGGATGGGCAACGCACCACTACAGATAGCAGTACGGCATTCTCGCGCAGTCGCTCCATTGGTGAGCGGGTATTGTTCATTGGGATTACGTTTAGTTTGTTTTGCATTTTGATTTCCTCTTGTTAAGTTGTTTGTGAAATTGTCTAGCTGTTTGTGCATTGTTGCACTCTTTTGTATTGATGGCAAGTCAGTCAGTGCCGTTTGGTTCCTCTGCTATCTCTTCTGCAAGTGTTTTGGTAATCCAAGCTCTACCCCCGCAGGTGTAGCAGATTTCCCCATCTTCACATACCCCGTCCATATGCTGCGTCGAATCCCAACAGTCGGGGCAGGGGACTTTATCCCTACATTGCCTGCGTCTCATCGGAAAAACCCTCCCTTGTTGTTGATGCCAAGTAGTTCGGCTCGGTTGCTGATTACGGTGTAGTTGGACTTGTGCATAGGGACTACTGTATGTAGTCGTTGTTTTGCTTCGGCTTCGCCACAAGTCAGGCAAGTGTCATAGCCCAAGCGTTCGCGCTCTTTGGGAAACAGTGCGTCACAATGGACGCACGGTTTCTCGCTGGTTAAGTGTTGTTTGATCTTACCCATATGCCCACTCGTTCATTTGTTCGGTGAGTTGTGCGTCCTGCCGCATCTCGTCAAGCACGTTGTCTATAACTTCTTCCAGAAAGTACTCAGTGCTGATGTCAGGGTCGGGGTCAAAGCCGTAGCGGTAGTCGCTGTCGTACCGCTCGATCCATGTTTTTCCTTTGGCTGTTATCTGGACTACTGTGTCCAGCGTGCCGTCGTCGATGATGAATGCTTGCATGGTTACTCCACCTCCGCGTCAGTTACATGGTATCCGTAGTTCTCTGACCAACTCTTTTGGGCGCGGGTCATACCTTTCCAATTATCAACCCAGTAGCCGCGATGCGGGTGATTGGGGGCCGGTGTTACTGGCGTACCTGCTGGAATGGTAGCCAGTGCGCCATACGGCATGCTGTTGTAAACGATCTTGTGTTTGGTTTGCATAAGTTGTTCCTACAGTTAGTTGTCGGGAAAAAAGTTTAGGCCATGGCCTAACATTTGGTCGCACATCCATGTGCTGCTTTGTTGAACTTGTGTAACTCCATAACTCCAAATGAATGCCTAGTATAGCACATTACAAAGCCTTTGTCAAGTGAACTACATTAAACTGGAAAAGACTACATAATGCTTTTTCCCTCGTAAGTGTTTGATTTCATTCATGTAACATTTTGCTTTTTTGCTAAGCCTTTGATTTGCAAGGGGTTAATTTTCAAAATGTCACAAAGGTTACAAGGTTGTGCGAAAAACTCCTTATAAATCAAGCGTGTAACTTTTGTGACATTTGTGAGGTTTTTAAAAAGAGGTTCTGCACTTTCGGGGGGTCTTACCCTCCTGAACTAGTTTCATATAGTTTAAAAGTAAAAAGCAGAACCCTTTATCTCTCTCTTAAAAAAGTTACAAAAGTTACATTATATTTTTATTCATTCTTTTATATATAAGATTTATACAAACCAATATTACCCAAATAGAAAAGCACTGGGTAAAAATGCAAAGCACTTATGTTCTTTTTTCGACTCCAGCAAAACCTCACAAATGTCACAAATGTCACAAGGGGTTTCGGGGAAAAAGTTTAGGCCATGGCCTAACATTTTGCTACGGCGGCACGCAGAGCGGGAACTGGTTTCGCATCGGGGAGGCGAGGCAGCACGCAGCATGGGAACTGGTTTCTTTGGGCATAAAAAAAGGGAGACCTTTCGGCCTCCCTCTTTGGGTTACTTGGACAAGGCTTCAAGGAATGCCTTACCGGTTTTGGTTATATTAACCTGACTGGGCCATTCCTCGGCCTTGCGTACATCGTTGAGGAAACCTTCGACGATCCCCGCCATGATCTGGTTCGGCGTCTTGGTCTCAGTAGCTTCCTCGGTAACTTCCTCGGTAACTTCCTCGGTAGCATCCTCGGCCTTCGCTGGTTCGGGATTATCGAGCTTCTCGCGGCGCTCCATCGCCTTCTTAAACTTCGAGACCAGACCACCTAAATCCTTGGTAGCTTGCGATTTGAGGTGCTTAAGCGTATCCCATTCCTGCGGCGTGTAATCCGCTTTCGAGGAATCGATTAGCTTGCGCTCGGCGGCGGGTAATCCAGCGAACATAAAATCCTTCACCTGATCGCGTACTGGGTTTCCCTTCTCGATCATGTCAGCCCGTACGCCTTCGGCATAGGCGGCATCGTACGCTGTCTTGCGTGCTGCCTTCGTACTGTACTCTTTCTTAGTCGCAGTAGTTAGCAGCTTGCCGGTAGCAGCAGTGATAACAAGTGTGTCAATTACAGCAATATTTTCTAGGTTCATTTTGAACTCCAAATAAAAGTTAAACAAAGCGTTCCTTACTGGAACGATTACTAAGCTACAGGAACATGTTCACAGAGTCAAGTATTATTCGGTTTAGCTTAGTCTTTTATATAAATATTAGGCCATGGCCTAAACTTTTTACCCGAAAGAGGCACGCCGCGCCTCGCCGAATCCGGCGGCACGCTGGGAGAACTTGGGGCACGCAGTGTGAATTTTTCGGGTGACGTGGAGGTGAGGCAGCACGCAGTTCGAGAACTGGTATCAGTCAGGTGG